GCTGGTAAACTTTGTGTTGGTTACCAGCTCCCTATACTGCTGAGTGAGCAAACTTGTGGCATCGACTCTGTTCATGCCTAGTCCTTTTTGAGCTTGTTGCCTTGCTCATCGATAGGTTCGCCATGAGCGTTCACAAGCTGACCAAATCGAATGTACTTCCCATTTGGGATAGTTTCATCCATCCCCACTTTCACCTCAGTAGATGGAGGTGGATAGACAGATCTATCACCAAAAGCCTGCTTGAGAGCGTCAACGAGCGTTCTGTGATCGTTTGTCGTTGGATGGCTACCGTATTCCCCTACAGGGAAACCAGCGGTGTCCTTTGGATCTCCCTCAGATGGGGGAGTAGTATTCTTGTCTGCCATGTCATCCCCCTAAATCAGTTGATAGTTGGTTGTGTGTAGGTAGAGTGTGCTGTGTCGAGCGCAGCAGCCGCTACACGGTTCCATACTCCGAAGCCAAATTCACGCGCCATGGCCTTAGACCTGAGTGGATACTCTTCCAAGTCGTAAAGCAGTTGGAGGTCACTATTCTCACCAGTGATAGAGCGCCGTACGAGCACTTTGTCACCATTCCCGCTATGCAGGAAAAGCACAATTGTCGCGGGTATCCAGGGCTTCACCCAGACTTCCACGCCTTTGTAGTCACCGATACAGCGATTTGTGACATTGAAGACATCCAACTCTGCAACGGTCTGCTGAGCAGTGATGGCACCTATCACAGTGACAGGAAGCCTTGCTGTAAAGCCTGTGAAGGCACGTACCGCTGTTTCCTGAGCAATGTTGATCATGATTTGCATCTTGCCGCTCAAGAAGTGCTCATTGACAGTACTGACACCAGCGTCAAGATCGGCTGCTGCAAAGGAAGATGTTCCCAAGTAGTGCGTATGGGTAGCCGGATTGAAACTTGTGCCGTCAGGAGCCAGCGGGATCGCGCTCGAGTCCGCATTGATGAGGGCCTTGACTGGCAATGTAAGTTTCTTCGGATGCAAGCGGTCAATGAATGAGTAGTTTGTTGGATAGAAGATGGCCCGTTTCAGATCTCTCTGGATCATCTTGATGTCCGCATCCATAGCCGCTGTGGCCTGGGCTGCAAGCTCGTTAGCCATTGCAGATCTGAAGTAGAGGCGAGTCCACTGAAGACCGATGCCGTAGACTCTGCAGGGAAAGCCAACGGTGACACCTGCAGAAATCTTCTGAGCTTCTGGGCTACCGAACTCATCCAACTCTTCCATCGCCATGGTGTCAGGACCGCCGTATGCTCGTATCTGATCCAGCGTTGGGTCTGCCAGATCGTCAAGCATCTCGTTGATTTGCTGATTGTGAGCTTGGAAGCCCATTTCTATAGCATCGAATGCTCTGTCTTCTCCGAATACTGCTACCGTTGTGTTTCTCGCAAACGCTAGTGTATCAAAACTGGTATTAGTACCAAATCCCATTTACTCTACTTATCCTCCTAATACCTGCTCTGGTACAGATAGATACGTGTTGCGTCTTCTACAAATCCGATTGGAGCGGTTCCACCTGTGGTGGCTGCGGTATCAAGTCCACCTGCTGCAGCGCCCAAAAAGACATCAGTACCCGGGGTAAGACCTGTGCCGTAGTACATGGAAACGTTGAAAATGAGGGAGACTGGCTCACCAACGTTGATGAGGGTAGGAGCGTAGCCTCGGACCTTGGCTGCTGCGTTTACTGCTGTGCCAATGGCTCGCCAGATGGTGCCGTCAGACTTGACATAGCACGCATCGCCAGCCGCTAGGGCCTCGCCTGCTGGGAGTGCAGGAAGCTTTTGAGCACCTGGGTCAAGGTTGAGAGAAGCTAAGGAAGGATTGCCAACCTTAGAAACTGCTGCCATCTTGTATCATCCTTCCCCGCTTGTAAAGAGCGGTCAAAAAGATAAACACACTAAATTGTTACTACAGACCGTACATTCCGCTTTGCTTGCGCCTTAAACGGAAGTCGTTGACTTGCTGTTCTCTGGTCTGTTCATTGTTTTGTATTTGTTGCGGTCCTGGCTTATTTCCAGGGAGACTTGCACGTTGTTGTTGCTGAGACTGGCTGGCCAATTGAGTAGCGAGCGTTTGAAGCTTCTGGACCTGAGAGTATCGAACCTCTATAGGTGTGTCATCACCTGGTAGAAGGTCCTTGACTTCCTTCGGCCAGTCCTTAATTTGGGCTTTAATCTGGTCTGCAAGAAGTCCTGAGAGTGCTGTGTAACGCTCTTGGACAGGCTCTAGCTCTTTGACGCGGGCTGCCGACTGCTCTGCAAGTTGCTTGAATTCACCTTGTTCCTTCAAACGTTGCTGTTCAGCGGCTTTTGCTGCCTCGTTTTGCAGTCGTCGCTCCTCACGATACTTTTGATTATCAGCAAGAAACTCTGCATTCTTGGCTTGCAACTCAGCTAATTGACGCTGTAAGTCTTCTAAAGAGGTATCCCTATTGCCTTGCAATTGAGGATTGGCTCCATGAGCCGGGGGTGTACCAGTCGGATCGACATTCGATGGATTGGTACCTGGAGGTATAACATTCATAGTTTAGACTACCTTTCTACTGTTTGTCAATAGGTTGTACTGATGATGATATGCATGAGATTGGTAGGGGTTATTCTCATCTCCTTTCATTCATCCACTCAATATACTGCTGAGCATAGCCTTGTAAGGCATTTCGCACATGATCATAGTCGAGATACTGACATTCGTCGTCGTCACCTCTCAGGACAAATACACGGTCATCAGAGGCGATGCCAAGCTTTACCTTTACCAAATCATCTGTGCTTAGCTCTTTAGGTCCTGCTACGAACTGCCATTGGCAATGCCTACCACGAAAATAGAATGATGCATAATCTTCTATGGTACCCATGGCTTGCACTGGACAAGAACCGTCTAGCCTATCAATCTCAATGTTTAACGCCATCTTTACTTCATCTCCTTTCTAATGCTATCCATAAGGTCAAATGCATCATTGTCACTCATCTCAGGTGATGGCGCACGTTTAACCAGCACTGAATGCATGGGAGGATCAATAGAGAATGTTGTGTTGAGTGGAACAGTAGCAATACAGTTTATATCCATATCCACTATTGGATAAAGAGTCTCTCCAATCTTTATCCAACCTTTTTGCCCTTTTATTATCATGTCCTATCCTTTCGCTTTCTTCCACATACCGCTCTTCAATATCGAAAAACGAGCAGTGTGCTCCTCTTGCTTCATATCCACAATAGCAACAACCTTTGGTCTGCCATGCACTATGTGAACACTACGCACATCTACACGCTTCAAATGAAGATCTTTCTCTATCCAATCACGCACAGCTTGTGGAAGCGCAGTAAATGCTGTTAAAGATATCGCATCATTTGCTTCAATAGTTGCCATCAATAGCCACCTTTCCCGCCCATAGGCTTGGGTTGCCCCTTCTTCTTAATCTTTTTGCCCATTTGGTTGCTCCTTTCTCAGTGCTTCAATTGCTTCTGATAGCTTTTTGAAGTCCGCTTTCACGCTTTTGACCACTTCCATTTGTGACTCAAGATAATGTTTACCTAATGCAGCCTCTTGAGGATGAAGACCCACCATGATACCAGTATGTAGACTGTCTAGACATTCGTCTATATGGTCTAGTGCTTCTACTGAAACTTTAATGACCTTCTTGCTCATAAGTCTCTCCAACGGTCACAGTCTTCTTTTGTGACTTTAAACTCTTCACACTTCATATGAGAAGGATTGTGGATAACTTCAGCACGAACTACTTTGACCTCTTTCCAAAGCTCCAACCGACTAGGATCAATCTCAGCATTCTCAGCTACTATCATTTGCCCTTCATTTCTGCAAAGTTCCTCTATATCATCTACTAATACACTAAGTCTAGTAACAGGACTCCCTAATTTCGCCTCACTTCTAGCACGCTCAATCCATTGTAGTATCGTTTCTGCTTTTGTCATCGCACTAGGGTCTGGATGTACGTCGTGCTCAATATTTTCTTTCCTCTTAGCAAGAAGACGCCCTTGATGTTTTTCTACACTCATGACAACGCCTTCAATAGGACCTTCCACATCAAACTTATTGGAAACAATTGTCTGCTTTTCTACCCACTCATGCAAACAATGAGTAGAGCAAAAATGCTGCTCATCACTTTCAACACCTTTTCTAAAATCATATACGGCAAACCAATCTTCCAATGCTTCCTCTCCATTATTCACCTTACAATATGCATCACACTGATAACCATTTACTCTCATGCTTTTCTCCTATTGATACATAATCATCAATGTCACTACAAGAGCACACCAGAACGATAATATGACAATGAGAACATTTGGCCTTTCTAGAAGCCAAATGAGTGCTCTTATCACGGGCTTGAAAGCTTCTAGTAGCGCATCTGCCAGCTTGTCGCGTGCTATCACTAGATCTCGTATGTCCTCATAAAGATAGCGGTTCTTGCTCATCTTGCTCCTTACTTCAATGCACTATCAATTAGACGACGCTGTGCAATATTATCGTCTACTAGCTTTAAATACCTATCTGCTTCCATAATTGCTACTTTCACAACAACACCCTGACTAACACCAAAATCACTAACTACCCATTCACATGTGCTTATGTTATCTTCATAGTACTTCCAAGCTCTAAAAATATAGCCAATTCCACCGTCATAGGTAAATCTGACAAAGAAACCTTTGTCAAGAATATGCTGTATCACTTCTCCTATCACTTTTCCTGTCATTTCTCTTGCTCCTTTGCCTCTTTCAATACACTCTCTATTTCTATACGACTTTTACCTAATGTGTGTAGCATCGTGAGAAATGCTTTAAGTTCTGGTGTCTGCATGTATATCTCATTCCCCTTGCCGTCCTGGAAATGCAGACTATTTGACACACTCTGGAATTGAAGAACAGCCGTATGACCTGGACAGCCTTGAGGCAGGCAATCATTCCAACACTGATACTTTTGTTCTAATCTCGTCTGACTCATATTCTTCTCTGCTTCCTGGCATAGGTAGCACAAGCATCCTTCCCTATATTCCCACTCAGCAGGGTCCTCTGCATGCCATAAATCGTGTGTGCCTCCGCAATCGGTACATAGCCCGTCAGGACCTTTCATACTCTACCCTCACCCTTTGGTAGCTCTGTCATGTCTGGGACATACGGCATAATTCGCTCAGTTTCCCAGTCCTCCATATCGTTTGCACGCGAATTGTCGATAGCATGACAAGCCAAGTCGTAGGCACGTCGCGCTATGAGCAGTTCATAGCCCTTTGGAGCAGTGCCTGCATCGATCTTGCCGTACCCTTTTAGAGTCATCTCCATAATCTCTTCCCAGAGCGCCTTAGCGAAGCCCTCAAATTGCGTATTGCGAGCTTCTTTTGCTCTCGCTCTTTCTTTCTCTTGTTTCTCTTTCATTTCCTTTTCACGCCTTTTACGTGCATTTTCTAAATCACTCATGCTCTATCTCTCCTCAACATTCCTATCACATCAGGTATCATGTTGCGATAAAAGCGAAAAGCGGCTATTGGGAGATAGGTATAGAAATGCCAAGGATGCATGCCCTGACAAAAATCTCGACTGTTTATGAAAAATTTTATTGGACTTAAATGTCCCCATGCCCATTTTAGCTTTCTCATGCTCTATCTCTCCATTTCCTGCTCATCCTTGCCTTGCTCTTGCGTCTGCGAGGCATGGGATAGCGTTTCCCTTGTGCGGCATACACAATCATCCAATATGTCTGGTGTGATACGCGGAAGCCTACTTCACATCGTGAGCTATAATGATCGTTTACTATGTCAATCAACGGTGTCAAGTCATCTGATGTAAAGCTACTCATGTTCTATCCTTTCTGTCCTATCGGTTGCTTGCCATTCTGCTGATTGTTATCCTGTTGCTGGTTGCCATTTTGAGCAGGAGCAGGAGGCTGATTTTGCGCCATCACCTTTTGTTGCTGCTCAAATTGCGCTTGTGCCACATCTTGCTCTTTTTGCTTAGCTGCTGCAAGCTTTGCAAGCTTCTCAGGAGTCCACCCTGCATTCTCCAATGCCACTTCCACAGGTACGCCAGCGTCTACTGCCATCTTGACACCTGTCCATACTGCTTGGTCCTTCTGAGCACGGCTAGACTCTGTAGATGGTATGAGAGGGCGAGTCTTGATTTCCATCTCCAGATCCCCTCGTTCGTAGCTATCCAGATTGAACGGCAAGAACTTCTTTTGCTGATCGTTGGGTGGTCCCCATACACCAGACGAGGCACGGAAACCAGCTATAGCCACTGCCATTCTAAACAGCGAAATATTTGGTGTGTCATAGCTCGCTTGTGCTTCCACCACTTTCGACTCAACATCTCCCATCATAGCCGACGCGCCGGGGCCTGTCACTTGGCTCATAGTGCGTAACTCTGTCCAGAATGTCAGCTCAGGATGATCGTGCTCTAATTCTCCTGTGAGCTGTGCCATGTGAGTAAAAGCGTCGGATAAGCTCAAGTTGCCAGCGAGCGAGCTGACCTTCGCATCCGCAGGGCCTCCGAGCATGAGCAGATTTTCTTGATCTGCATTGGGCTCCAGGAAGTCAGATGTTGGCCCACGGTTCGCACGGCTAAACAGATTGGTGAGTTTAGTCGAGCTGCCAATGAGGATTGGCGCTCCAATCACCTTGTGAATTTGATCATGCACGTGTGATGCAAGATTGTTCAATTCATCCATTTTGCCCATTGAACCGGATATGACAGGAGCGCCGTGGTCACCTCCCATATCGCTATGCTTGATCCATACAGCAGGCACAAACCCGTATGGATTCTCTGTCACCGCTCCCTCTCCATAATCAAATGGCTCATCATTCTTGAAGTACTTGAAATAGTCCTGATCAACTGTCTTTTTGTACCTGTACTGTCCTGCATTGTCCTCATAGGTATAGTATTCTATCGCGTAACTCTTGATGTTGCCTGCACTATCAAGTTTGAGGTCACACACATGCCCAGGCCAGACGACTTCTAGACACACCTTGCCGCGTTCCCAATCGTCGGAAACTTCTACCAACACACTCCCGAGGGCTGCTCCATACCTGACCTCAACTGCTTTCTTCTGTTGCCAGTTGCTCCATGTCCACAACTGAGCTATAGCCGTCTTGAGTTGTGGTGATGTGTCCTCTGAGAAGGGGATAGCGAGAGGCACCCCGTCGGGAAGTTTTGAGCCATCTTCGCTCAGGATACCTGGGTAGATCTGACCAGCATAGAAATTGACCAGTCGGGTCGTTGGATTGTAAATGAGACGAATGTTCCGGTACAGGTTATAGTTTGCCTTATATCTGTCCCAGAGGAAGGGGCCATAGGTTCCGCTGGCTTGGGAATTAAGGAAACGAGCGGCTTTGTCGAAAGCCGAACTGTTGTAGTAGCTCCAAAGCAAGTCATATTCTGACATCCTCCTGTAGTATGAACGATATTGACCGCCGAGTCCTGGCTCATCATAGGCACGTCTAGCGGCTACCCATCCCGCTTGCATTGAATTCCATACTTGTCCCATAAATCCCATCTCTTAGTACCCCACGTAGTTATACAACGACTCTACAAGGTTACTATCAAGTTCTGTGATACCAGAGTCTACATGTAAGTGTTTGCATATATACCTCCATTGATCCATTGAATGGTCGTTAAGCTTTACAGGTACTTCTTTTACAGGTTGACCATCTTTTAGTTGAGGCCACACATATGCATTTATTTCATTCTCAAAGGAGACGGGTTGGTGGCTGTTGTCTCGTAGCTCGTCTCTATCCTGGAGCGCAAATTCGTACATGTAGAAGCCTGCTCTGCCATCGGCACGTACGTCAAGCCGCTCCAATGCCGCGTCAACCCCTGGCCTAATATCATTGACCGCTCCAAATGCATTGAGGCCAGCGTTACAGAAGTCGCTGATGTAAGCTGGTTCACTCGGGTCACAAATCCACTCATCAATTCCTCCAAATTCTTTGTGTAACGCTTGTGCTTGCTCTACCCACCAACCAATAAGTCTTCTTGTTCTGTACACTTCTCGCATCATGTACATTCTATTGTCATTATCAATCACATAAATACCAATTGATCCTGGATTGGTAAAGCCCCAATCGACTCCTGCTACCACACTTTTGATCTTGAGCCGATTGAGTGTACCGTCTGGGTGGAAGATGTTCCAGTCAGTGAGCTGTTTCTTTGTGACAATGTGGGTAGCAGGGTCCCAATTGTCGTACACCAGTCCTTCGGCCGCTGCCCATATGCCATCAAATAATCGCAACTTCATCACACCATGGAGTGAGTTCTTGAGGGACTTGAGATAGGCTTGTGTAAGGCTTGGGTTGTCTGCATGCTTGGAGAGGATCATACGGGTTGTGCCGCGTTCACAGCGTTGCTTGAGCCAGTGAGTAGGGTAACTTGGGTTACAGTCACCTAGGATCTGCTGATAGGGCATAACGTTGTTACGCAACCTCGTAACTAATGCTTGCCAGTCATCTTCTAGTAGCTCTGTAGCCTCTTGAGGATAGATCATGTCCCATTCACTACTCATCACCTTGGAAGGGTCGTCTAGGCCACCTACGGCTATAATTGAGCCATTGCAGTACTCATACTGTTGATCGGTCGTGTTGAAGTGAACGTATCTATTCTCTAGCCAGCCAGCAGGTAACACCTTTTTCTCGTATGTCACCATAGCCGATTGAGCCAGCGATTTACGCGTTTTCCTGCACATAATGGCACGCATGCCTGGGTACTTTTGAGCACAGAAGTGGATTTTTTGAAGGATGAGACGCGATTTTCCTGTACCAGCCGGGCCACTGAAAAGCGTCTCTCTATCACCAGACCGCCATGCTTCCAACGCGCCACCAAATGCACGGTATGGGCGATTGTCCTTGGAGACTTTGAGCTTGTTATAGTTTGTGGTGAGGTACGGCTTACTCGCTACCATCAGCACCTCTATCAGGTCTTTTGCTCATTTTTCTCAAATAAAAGAACATGACCGTCCCGTTAATTGATGTAAAGACATTCGCTATTAAAATTATGGCAATTACCCAAATATCTATGATCATTCCTCATCCTCATCTTCTTTTGCTTGTGCAACACTGCTGCCATCATCATCAGGATCGAATAAATACACGTTGGGTGGCAACTCTGTAACGGTGATGTCCTTCCTCTTGACTCTTTCACCCATTTCAGCCGCTATATCAGCTTGGTAACTCTTAATGGTTGTAAATAGTGGAGCATTAAAAACCTTTTTTTCAATACTTGTTGACTTATTCTCGCCCATAATTGTTGTTCTAATTTCAGGCATCCATATCTTTTCTTCGTCTTCTGTCATATCAATCAGTTTATTGACTAACCTATCTAATAGCTCAATACGTCTATGTTGTACAGCAAATCCAGTACGTAGCACAACTTCACGCTCTTGTGCAATGAGCTTATCTTGTTCCTCTATCCAATGTGCATCATATGCCGCTACACGATCATCCCATCTATACTTCTTCGCATAATCGTACCAACTGCCATATGCTTCATCCCTCCAATTCTCTCCATTCTCCTCCAATTCCTGTTGAAATACCGCATTGACAGAACGCTTGAAGCCCATGAGCAAATAAGACCTAAATCGGCCATACCAGAGCGCCGACTCGCCTTCGTCCTCTAGTTGATCCCATGGTTTGCGTTCGTCATTCATGTTGGCTCACTTATGTGAGTAAAGCCGTGTACGTTTCCCCGAATACACGGCTCCCTCATTCCTTGCATTAGACTCTGACAGAAAGCTTGGTTAGGATATAGAACAAGGTACAGATGAGGTACTTCCTCACCTTTTATATTCACACATTCGACATGCGTAAATACCGAATAAGAAGAGAGAACAGTTTGACATAAAAGCAAGAGACGGTCTAACTGAGTACGAGGCGTTCACTTCCCAAAGGAATAGGAGAAATTCCCCTGCTCTCTCATCAATAAAAGAGTAGCATATTCTTATAGACTTGTCCATACACCCTATTGACTATCTCATCAGTACAGGCTCATCAATTGAGGGAAGATTGACTATGCTATGCCAACGTCTTATACTGAGTCAGCCAAGTCTTAACATGGAGGTCGGTTCGAATCCGTTAGTGCAATGGGCACGCTGGGTTGAGGCCTAGAGGACCGTTTGATTCGGTAGGTGTTATTGGGCATACCAAGTTGAGACATGGGCAAGAGTACACGTTGCCAGAGCGGCCTATTGGTGACCATAGCAAGACTGAACTTCTATACACGTTATGGGTGTGAAGGGAGTCATGGGTTCAAATCCCATACATGTGCTCAACAAGCGGACTGGTAGTCGCTCTAAAACAGCTACCAGTGGTGACCCAGCGACTGACCAGCCTCTCTTTGGAGCAAAACTAAAGAGAGGTTTTTTTGTGTAACTTACTCAACTTTCACTGGAGGAATAGGAAAAAGCTGAAGCCGATCATTTTCCGTTACCTCTCGCATTGGCCCGTGCCCACTAGGACATCGAATAATCAAAGGCTCTTTATCAAGTGCAATAGCAAATGCTTGCCTCATGCTGACACCAGCTAAAGAATGCGGTCTCCAAATGCCACATTTTTCACATAAGTAAATCAATTCCTTTGTCCCCTTCGCACTCTGCAAGAAGCAAACCAGCGCCTTTATTGTTATTTGGAACGTTGTACAAATAAATCCTGACAAGCGTATACCTTCCACCTAGGGGATATTGTAGTTCTTTGGGAAGCCCTAGAAACTCTCCTGAGACCACCTTCCCTTGCATATCTTCAGCAGTTCTTTCAGCTTCTTCCCTGCTCATGGTCTCACCATAGGCATTGTTCCCAAAGTTGTATGAGCCAAGGATAACAGTGAGTCGTACTATGCGAAATGGTTTCATACTTTCCTTCTTTTCTTGTGTAACTATTCGATGCAGGTCATGGGGATGCACTTCTCCAAATCTACATCATTCTCCTCTGCCCACGCTTGCAGATCTGCCCATAACTTCTTGATCCTTTCAACTTCCTCTTCCACCTTTTGGGAGGAAGCCTCTTTATATGTTTTATCCATACTTTCCTTCTTTCTCGATCCGCCTGTAGAGCGGGCTCACAATCTCATCAAATGTAGCGCATCCTGACGCGATTTAGAGGCACATTTGAGAGGGGCATCATACATCAAGATCTCTAGGCAAAGGCAGCTCTTGACCTTCTGGTTGAGGTCCTTCTATGGTCTCTCTGTTGCCATACTCGCTTTCCAATTCTAATTCATGACCTGCATGTTCTTCTAAGGCAAAACCGGTAACATCAGACCAATTGTGCCCCATAAGATGAAATTCAAAGTAGCCGCTCGTATCTATGTCAAAAGCCGCTTTAAGATGTGGTGTTGCCTTGACAAGACTTCTCAGTATCTCTTCCCCGTGGTTGAATTCATGATCAGTACTCTTGTCGCATGTTTTGCAGTAAAGACCCCAATATTCACTCATAATCTACTCCCATCGCATCCCATAAATATAGGTGACAGTTTCCCCTTCCCTATTCTTACCCACGCGACAATATACCTCTTCTGCCAAGACTCGCCTGCGTCGTTGCCTCTTGAGTCCCAATGTCTTAGTCAAAAATGTAGGATTGACTTGTGCTCCTGTGGTGGTCTCTGACTGAAAACCATAGTAGTGTGAATTTGACATTAACTCGTTCCTCCTTCTCTCCAATGTACCATATCAGTACATTCCGATTGCGCACTTACTTTTATATAGTTTGTAAATAGTCATTTGCATACCCTATTTTGTTGAGATAATCCATTCCATCTCACCTCATCCATTCCATCCCCCAATTCTGTCTCCTATCTCATCCATACAAATATGCTTGAGATGCTTCTCTAATTGAGCCTATTGATCCTTCTGATGGCAGCAAGGTATGCTTCTCTTCTTGTCTCTTCATCCATTCTTATTATCTCTGCTGCTTGGATAATCCATTCAGTCAGAATAGTCGGAATAATAAGCCATAACGTCTTATCGCTATCTACGTACACCAGATAGCCTACACACCCGAACTCACATATGATGATGAGATATGCTAGCAGATAGGTGAGAATGAGGTGTCTTTTCACAATGCGCTTCAATCTCTCAATCATTCATTCATCCTCACATCTCCAATTATCATCTACATCAATGCGCCACTTCTTGAGAAAAGTCTCACACTCATCAATATCATAGAATGAGAGTGTTCTATGTGGATCACCTTTTTTACTTCCATAGACATCCATGCGATATACTACCCTCAAGAATGGCCCTGGAAGATCAAATGGATTAAATAATAGCGTATATTCCTCTTCCTCTCCTACAATGCGAATATACCCAGTCTTGTCTACTGAGTTGCCAGTATAGACAACACCTTTGCTGCTAAACAATAACGCTTCTCTAAAGTTCATTCTTCCTCTTCTTCCTTTCCATAGCAGTCGTGACACTCAACACATACAGTCGCTATCAGCCCACCTTCTTCTAGTTCAACGATGACAAACGTAGCTATAGCACCACAATGACATTCTAACCTATTTGGCTTTTGATCACGAAGGACAACTATCACAGGTTGGAACCGTATATTGTGCTCAATAGCATCTTTTCTACTTTGTGTGATATCAATATTCATTCATTCTCTTTCCCGTAAATGTCTCTTCCATCAGCATCATATCCGAAAATATCTAATAGCACCTTTTCGGATACTATCAACGATGTTTCTGGCATATCAAACTGACTGTCACCACAGTCGCACGGGACAAGGACAAAATCAGTCAGGCTGTGATTATGGAAGGGAAGTCCTGTTTGCTCATCTCGCAATACTCCCCTTCTCTTTTCATAAAATTGTGTCATTCACTCATTCTCACTTTCATCGTTATATGGCTTTATAGCACCTGATGCCATGATAAGGTAGATAAACACGACGATGAGGATAATGATGAAGAGGATGACAAAAGCGTCTTTTACTGACTCACTCATACCATTCATCATCCTTCTGCATTTCGCCGCTGTAAACACGAACTGATATTATTTTGCATCCACACTTCTTGCACTCCATATCCTTGACCTGACTGAAGTCGATATTCGTGCCTGTGATGATGATGCCAGTGAGCGCGATAGGTGCCTCGCAGTCTCTACATTTTGTCTCTATCCTCATATGGCATCCTCTCTATCCCAGAGCGTCGGTTGTGGTAGTGGCTGCTTGGGGATATCAATAGCCTTGGCTATCCTTCCAAACTGGCTAAAGATTTGGGTAAACTTCTGCTCATGAGGTCCGAGGTAGACGAAGACGTTACCATAGCCAAAGTATGCTTCTCTATTAGAGGGTGTATTAAATCTGATCCCAAGCCTTGCTATACACATAGGGAAATCTAGAAAAGGATGAAACCAAGGCATGCAAAGCGATGTACCAAACACTAGTGCTATTGCCTGTTCTATTTTCCCTGCTCTGTAATTGGATAGCAAGGCTTGCATGAAATGGACTTGATAGCTGTTTGTAGACCCTTTTAATTTAGGGTGAACGCGCCCGTATGGGGGATTGAGCCACACACTATTAGCCTTCCACTCATGATCTAGACCGCTGTCCTCTTTGGTATAGTATCTAGCTGCTTTCACAGTCCTATTTGCTATCTCGCAAGAGGCAGGATCTAAGTCTATACCGTTCATAACTTCTCTTGCAGCTTCTATGTACATGTATGGTGTGTACCATTCGTTGCTTTTCCCCTCTTGTTCTGGGATATCTCCCATATCAAATAGCGTACTCATGCCAAATCCTCACCTCTGTCATCATGCCATTGGTACAGCGCAATTGGTATGCTGTTGTCCCGTATCAGCTCGTCAAGTGTTGCTGCTTCAGCTTCAATTTGGCCTACTGGCTGCGTGTTGCGGTACAGCCTGTAAATACCATTAGGAAGCTTTACAATGAGGTGATGGTTAGACCAGGAGGTAAAGAAGCCGTTATCGATCAAGAATTGCAACTCGTCCATAGGACGCTTACCTACAAGCATCGAATCGGCGATTGGAAACGTGGGCAAGCCAAATCTCTTCACTTACTATCTCCCATCGAAGCGTGCTTGACGAGCTGCGGTGTAGGCTTCTATAAGACGGGGTGTATCATGCCATGATAGAAATTTCCCGATCTTATCACTCATGAGTTGCATATACTGTCTTTGCAATTCTGTGTGGGCTTCTGAATGATATCTATCCTCTATAATTTCCCCTATTGAATCGGAGCGGATATACATCTTTTCGCACTTACAGGGGAAATATTGCATGGAACACAGAAGCGAAACGCTAACAGCATGACAGAATGGGCATTCTGACCACCCAAACAGCTTAGTGTTATACCGAGTTTTGGTGCCTCTATATTCAAGTTCTGGCCAGCTTTTACTAAAACAATAAGCGCTATAGCAATAAGTGCTATTGTCGCTGTCAGGGAAGGGGATATCACCAGCAAAACAAAACACATTTTTTAGATTTTTGTACATGTTATACATATGAGGATCATTGTGTTTATCCCAAGGATTTGCATGCAGCATAAGCTTTTTACACTTCATGCACTCCTCTATAGTAGGTTCCTCCCCTTTGATCTCAATCCAGCACTTGAGTTCAGGCAGCCAGAAATCAGGTAAGTACCATAGACCGTCTAGGTCATAGCCCTCTTTCTCGTATTCGTACTTTATACCCAACGTGTCGAAGAAAACAGCCCATCGAGCTTCTATCCTACTCCTAAATCTGTATCCTTTATAGACGGTCTCAATCGCCTTTATCTCGGTTGCCATACTCTTTCTCCTAATCGTCATAGTCTGGTAGTATAGGGCTCGACAGGTCTACAGGCTCTCTGATCGGCTCCCATACAGCATCAAGCGCGTCCTCCTGTACATCCATACGCCACGACTGCATACAGCCTGGAACCGTACACCAGCGGATAGCGTAGTTAATTCCGTTCTCAATACGGATATTATGCTTGTGTAACTCCTCTTGCTGCTTTGCCTCTTCCACTATCTTTGCAGCCTGATCGCGGGATGCCCGTATCATGTCTAAGATATCTTTGAACGGGCTAAATGGTGGTTGCCCGTAGTTGATATCTGCATGCGTTTGTTGTGGGTAAATATTCTCATCATTCATGCTCTTGTTCCTTTTGTGCTTTGTGGTAACAATCTTGACACCAGTAGTCCACACCTTCTATAGAGTCATTTTCGTCATTATCTAATGCTCCAATGACAATTATCGCTTTCGCACCACATGCACACTCTAACCGTCCTCCATTGCGCAATAGTACAAGCGTCGGTTGCCATGTGGGATTGTCCTCTTCACTCATCATCTTCCTCCTCAATAACCTTATTGAGACTGTTTAGCCTTTCTCTCAGCTGTTCATCTGTAAAGCCAGCATGTCTCAAAGCAGCACGTTTTGCATACGTTTCTGATGTTCTGCTACCACCTATCTTGCCTGCTGCTACTGCTTCATCGTGCGTAAATACGTGAGCCTTGCCCATCGCATGAGCAGCCTTACCACCTTTTGAAGCTACCTCTCGCCTTTTCTCTGCTGACAATGATCTAAAGCCTCTATTGGACTTGGGACGTTCTACTTGTTCGTCATCCGGTGGATTGCTTGACATTGATACCTCCAAATATGCCGACAACTCATCTTTATGTCATGATAGCATATTTTGAGCTGAGATGGAATACGCTGGGATATGGCCTCTTCTTGTGCAACTGCCGATGAAAATATCTTGGAAGTATTGAGCCTTTTTGAGCACAAAAAAAGGGAGTCCCAGGCTGTTAACCCAAGACTCCCGATTGAACTAACTAAATGACAGATCTATAACTTTTTTCTTAGCATCGACCTCCAAGTCACACTGATATGTCCACCATTCCTCATGTGTCTCATTTGGATGGATGACAGAACACTTGTCCTTACTATGTATATCTAACGGTTCCAGTTCTCTACACTCCAGACAATAGCCGTTTTTGTGGCAATCACCACAAGCTGTACTACCACAGTCTTTGCATACAACAACATCATACGGTTTACTATCATCATGTGCGGTACTTTCACCACACAGCATGCACGCAGTAGCAAGTCCCACCATCCCTTGACCTCCATTTGAGTATCTCAACTACATGATACAATACAGCGGTGGGTTGGTCTATTTGACGCACTAGAACACTTGAGCCAACCCACCTAGCCTCTAATATGGTGAGTTATCTTCCCACCACTGTTGACGGTATAGCGCGTACGCATACTCATCACGTACACGCGGGCTCAATTCGAGCAGCATATTCCACATTTTTCTAATAAATCTACGCGGTTGTTTCATCTAGAACTCACTCCAATTCTGGCATCATATCCCTGAGAACACTTTGAATGCATTCCCATCTATGCTCTAAGACGCCAAACTGCTCTTTTGCAACCTCTACAGAGACGCTTTCGAGTGTTGCTGTCTCTACCACTGTGAGCGTATCCATCGCCCACTGCATCGCCTGCAGGTGCGTCTTGACCTTATCGGCCATCGCACGTGCATGTCTGATTTGTGATTTGTCCATAATTCCCTTTCTAAGGGCCATCCCGTGAGACAGCCCACTACTTGCTATGCGCTTTGTTGAGCTTCTACACTCATCTCAGCAGCACTAGCTGCCTTTTGCTCTAAGAGCACTAATTCCTCATCCATGATAGACGCGATATCATCAGGTGCGATATCTGCCTTTAGCATATCAGAGACGTATTTTGCCATTTCTTGCAAGGTAAGGAACAAGCCTTTCTCTTTGCCAGTCTTGAAGGCAGCATTCAATCTGGATTTTTTCTTGTCCTCTTCTGTCTGGACAGGGACCCGAGTAGCAGCCGCTACCGTGCTAGCCGATGTGTCTGCTTGCTCCATCTCAGCATCGGTATAGATGCCGCTCAGCTCAGCAGGAAAGGCCCTGCGCAAGGCGAGCGACTCTGCTACCTTGGCTATCATCACCTCTGGCATCCTGACCCACATGGCAGACAATTCCCAGGACTTCGTGTCCTTTTTGTAGAATTTGACCGCATACGTCTTGAAGCTAGCAACTGCATAGATCGGCTGAGCAAAGCCCTTTCTCATCACGCCGATCTTTGCAGCCGCTGGGGGAAAGTCCTCTAGCCAGATGTCTGACCACTCCCTAGTGTGAGGGTTGTACCAATATGGCCCGTCTTGACCAGCGTATTCACCGCTTCTCTGAGCGAGCAGACGATAGCCGTCAATACTGGTCTGAATGGTCATCTTGCTCTCGTATTTGTCCCCAGCCTTCTCATTTCTAAAGACTGCGTAGATCTGTCGAGCGAACGGATTGAGTCCCGTCTGTTTACAGACCTGGATGAATAATGCGAGCTGACCGTCAGACGCACCAGGGGCTATCTGACTCTTAACGAGGCCGATCTCTTCTTGATCGAAACTAATAAGAGCTGTACTCATGATGATAATCTCCAATCTATGATATACTTTTCACTAGAGAGGCCGACTTCGAACTCCGACCTCTCGCTCGATCTTAGGGAAGGCTGTCTGTTATCTTCTGCCTTCCCTCCCATCGGACTTCCTCTTCCTGTACCAATCCCTATGCTCAACACAAAGGGTTGACGACCAATTCTTTGGATACTCTGCGGTCGGATGAAGACGGTACCAGCAACACATACACGTTGCCGTGATAATATGCACTGGAGGGATGTTCGTGATAGGCTGCGTGATAAAAGCGTTCATAGGGACTCCTCATAGGGCTGCGTGAGATGATATACTCTATAGCACGTATCGCAACATGCCACACCGTCAATCTGACAAATCCCACCAAAGTCGTCATAGCCGATCTTGAATTTCTCCTCTGCCCACTCAGGACAAAGAGGACAATCCTTTTCTGCTACCTGCTCAGGGAGGACAGGCTCAATCGCATTCTCTTCCTTCCACTTCTTCCACATCGCCTCTTCGAGAGCCTGCATGCCCTGCTCATCTTGATAGGCATCCCGCATCACTTGCTGGTCTTCTGGAGGATCGTTTCCCTCACACCCAGGACAGCGGCAAAGGTGGTCGTGCTCTGTGGAGCCGCTGGGTTTGTATCCTCCAGACTTCAAGTACTCATCTGACCAATTGGTATCGTACATTTGCTTTACCTTTCAGACTGAACGCGCTAGATTGCGCAATGCTTCATTTTGACTACCATACACTTTAACGTCTACACTATCGCCTCTGTGGATGTACCACCCGTTGTCACTGTGCTGCTTGACGCTGTACTCGAGCGGTGCCTGTACGAGGGGACAGTCCCCTATGAGCTTGTGAGCCTTGCTCAGGTTGGCTTGTGAGAAGCCCCACATAGCGAAGTCCCGTTCGTCGTTGAACTCGGACTTGCTGCATGTCCACCAGCCCACACTCTCGAACTGAGCGAAGATGTGGGCGTCGGCTAGGACAATTCTATGCTCTGTGCTCATTTTGCGCCTTTCTAACTTGACTTTCCCTTTCGAGATCGCGCTGTGCTGCTTCTGACAGCCCCTTCCATCTCTCTGCAGACTCATGCATGGTGCGTGCTCTAGCTGAGGCTTCCATCTCTCGATAGTCACGCACCATATCTTGATTATTCATTGATTTGACCTTTCTAACTAGCTCTTGCTTTTCTTGACGGTAGTGCCATAAGCAGCCCTGCTGTCTGCTGAGCACCGTTGAGTACGCTTGTGTCTGCTGAAACGGCAGTCTTTTTGTACCCTTGCAACTCGACCGGAAGGGCCTTAGCAATTGGCAGTGCTGGGACTTTTAGAACACCCTTGGCTACCATGGCACCTACCCAAAGAGGGAGATTAGAAGCCGCAAGTCTGCTAGCCACGATACCCTCACACAGTACTGCCTCATGAGCGGCTGTGCGGCTCTCTTGCTCACGTGCTGCCAACTGATTTTTATGGTAGCAGCCATTCTTGCTACGACTTGGGCAAGAGCAGCCAGTTGCCTCACCGTTGATGATTGTCGTGTAGTAGAAGTCCTTGCCGTTGCTGCTTTTCACGCAGTACGTAACGATACCATTGGGCTTGCCGTCCGTTTTGTGGATGTATCTCGCTAGAACTTGAACGTCTTTCGTGGTTGCCATTTTGTTTGTGCCCTTTCGTTGTCCTCAACTCTTATATACGAAGTATACAACAAGATTAAGCCAAAGTCAAGCAAATTAATGATAAATATTGACAAATTAAAAATATTCATGTAAACTTAGTCATAGTTAAAGAACAACAAGCCATACTGAGTTGAAAGGAGAGGCACATGCTAGAAGAAAAGGAAATCTACAACATTAGAGATCTTTTTGATAACCTTAACATATCGATAAGAGAACTCAGCAAAGAGAGCAAGATAAACGAAGTCACTTTAGCACGGATACGCGACGGGAAGCCAGCCTATCCCAGCACGGTCAATAAGCTGCTAGATATCTTTGCCAAAATATATGACAGGCCCTTCTACCTGAGCAAGGTAACGGGAGTCAACATTCTAGTAAGCAGACAGGGGAAAGCTAAAGAGGCAAAATCTAAAGAAGTAGCGTAGGATAGCACGCTGAAGCTCAGTTGAAGTGGGTTAAAGATCGACTAGGGCTATTCAGCGTGCCTAAACCGTTGTGACTAGTATACCAGAAAGGGTACAAACATGAAAACCAGATACCTACTTAAAGCAAGCCATGATGACATGCGCATTGTTGAATTTGTCCTTGTAGGGGATGCGTACAGAGAGATGCAATTGAAGCATCCTAGTAGTAAAGTAGAGATATGCCACGTATCGGATGATGATACAGCATTTGAGTTCTACGAGATAAGCGACGAAGAATATGCTGAGTTTGGGATAGAGCAGAAAGTGTAGTCAGCTCAACTTGCCGTACTTCTTCATCCACTCTAGCGCCTGCTCTTGCTGCTCAATCGTGAGAAAGTGTTGAGGACGGCCTGCACGTTGTCTCTGCTCAGTGGGGATATCGCCGTTCTTGACCCAGCGCGAGGCCGATGAAAGCGAGATGCCATGCTGAGCTGCAAAATCTGATAGTCCGATAGCACCATCCACAGATCTACCAGATGGTGCTATATTGCGTTTTGGGGCCTTTGTCTTGGGAGGAATGTCCACTGTTGTCTTTTGCTGACCAGTCGCTACTAGCGGTGTGTGGTCTTGACTGGTCACAGCCTCTAGTGTCCTCACGCGATCCTCTAAATCGGTTACACGCTGCTCTAATGCCGACTGGTCTTGACCGGACAGGACAACAGTGGACTTGACTGGTCTAGGGCGTGTGGATTGCAGAATTCGAAGTCGCTCAACCTCCGCTGCAGCGATAGAGTACTGACCGTCGTCTCCTTTGACAGCCTCAATCTTTCCCTCTTCCAACCTCCTGAGCATAGTCTTATACGAGATGCCAATGATGCGAGATGCGTCGGTCGCATTGTAGAAGTCCTGCATTGTCCGCTCCTGTCCGTTTGTGACAATCATCGCAGAGGCGTCAACGAATTTGAGTTCAAAAAAAAGCTCTGTGTTGACATCCCAACACAGAGCTTTTACAATGCTACCCGATCATAGCGACCTCACAGCACATGTATAGTGAAGAGTAGCCATACTACACAGAAGATTGCTACCAGAAACGCGATAGCATCGATAATCTTGCTCTGCTTGGATGCTAACCACATCGCGATGAAGATAGCTGATAGGAGCATTGCGCGCGGCCAGAAAACTGATGGCGTTGTGAGGCTCATGCTGCCCTCCAGCTCGCTACGTCGGATTGCACGGATTGAATGTAGGATGCCTCGCTATTCCCATCGCTAGCAGGTGCGTACTTGGGGATGATTTGAGAGAGAGTGGTCAGTCCTGAGCCTGCATACGCGGGACCTGAGATGAGTCGGTACCAGTCGTCTATACCCGCGTCCCATGAGCTGTAAGACCTAAATCGCCCTATACATGTGTACCCAGGTGTACAGTTGATATTGCCTATCGAGTGCGTATCTACAGCAGCTCCCTTGAGCCCAAAGCTAGATTCGTGCTTGAAAAAGGCAAGGGCTACAGAGTCGTCAATGTTATACTGAGCACTGTCGTACACAAAGGTTGAGCCAATACCAGCCGCTGGGCTACCTGCATTAGTCAGAATGGTGTCAATCTTCGAAGCTGAAAGACTCGGGCCACCTACGATTGACGGGCCTGTAGCAGGTATCTGGCTGGTAGTGCCGTTGCCAGTCGTGAGGGAATTCCATCCATTGCTAAATCGTGACCCAGGACCTGCAGCGGCCATGACTATGAAGAGAACGATAGCTGCGACGGCTATGATGCCAAGCAGTCCTGCAGATGATTTTGTTTCCATTGTGGGGTAATCTCCTTTTGTGAGGAGCCCCGCGTGCTAAAATAGCTATAGCGAGACCGGGACTCCGCGTTCTGGTTGAGCTGAGTGCTAGTTGGCAGAAGTTTGACGGCCCAAGCCAACTAGCGACCAAGTACATAAGCTAGTGCGAACATGAACACAATGCCCATTATGCACGTGATTATCAGGAATGTTGTATACGATATCCTCAAAGCTACCTCCTAGCGAGCGTCAACGACATTGCGGCATTTAGAGCAAATCCACTTGTTTGTACTCTGCTGTCTAAGCGTTACAGATTTAGCTTTACAATGCGGACATTCACTAATTGTACATGTCTTTAGCCGTTCTGATGGATTGTTTCCCATTATTTCTCTCTTTCTTTTCTGGTACGCTTGTAGCATGCTCTACAAAGATACACACGATAGCCGTTAATAAATGTATAATCAACGGCTTCCTTCTCTTTACATGACTCACATTTCATGATGTCTTGCCCTTTCTAGCTCTTGAAAATGAGTAAAACCACACTAAGCAGAAATACTACAATAACAACTACGTACCACCAAGGTATACCTACAAACATGTCTTGACCTTTCTAGCGAGCTATGCGAACGTTGCGAGTGCGTGGCGCTACACGGGACGCTCTACGAACTGGCAATTTCTTCTTACGTGGCTTCATCCGCTTCACCTGCACTGTACAGAGCGTGAGGACCACAGTTATGATGACCATCACAGCCCAAATGATGAATGTGCTCAGTGTTGCTATGTACTGATTGGTGAGGAATACTAGCAACGCTCCTAGATCAAAAGCAATGGCTAGTGCCCACACCTTATTCAGTAGTTTCATGATTATCCTTTCTTAGCTAACCCATGGTCTTCCAGGTCTCGTTTTGAGATACTTTTGCCTCAAAACGAGGTATCTCTGCTGAGTGCGTGGGTCAAGCTTTTGCAATTCATCATAAGCAATGTCTACACCTAGAATTAATTGCGAGATGAATATCTTCTGCTCATCGGACGTGCGACGTTTTCGCTTTCTCTCTTCATCAGAAGCTTTGCGCATTGCTCTGTCTGGTGCTTGGTCAGGGCATATGCCAGGATCATAGAGAACTTCAGTCTCAAGCTCGAGACATCGTACTGGCAAGGCTGCGTTATGCTTCTGACAAACGATCAGGCTTATTCCACCGCGCAAGTTCATGCGGTACTCGTAGAAGTCGAAGCTGGTTGCTAGCGTCGTTGCTAGCAAGTCAACTTCCAACTTTTCATCGTACATTTGATAGCGATAGTTCCTTAGCTGATCAAGTATCTTAAAAGGATACTTTGGCATCTGCAGCTCGAACTGGTGAGCAACAAGCGCTCGTTTCTGGCGTTCTGAAAGATGAAAATTACCATCCACCATGGCGGCCCTTCCTACCGTTGTCTCTCCCATTATCTCGCTCACCATTATCCCCCAGTGTATCGTTATTGCGCCTCTGATTTAACCCTCTTAGAAGTTCATTATCCATGCGCTTTCTTTCACGCTCAATAGCAGCATCGTCAAAGGCTTGTTCCACTGCTATTTCAGAGTGAGCAACCGCATGAATACCTGTTGCTTTATGCTGCATATCTTTGAGGAATTTCTGAAGGTTTTTGACGGTGACAACAGACAAGAAAATGGTTGAAATCGCGTCAATGATGAGAGGCGCAAACGATCGGAAGTACATCGAAATGTGTCCGGCTGTATCATCTTTTGCAAGGTGGATATGACCTTCAATTAAGTAGATCTGAGCGTAGGAATTGCCTACGGCTAGCGTGATGAAAACAGCCCCTAAAACAAAGGGAACCCACATCTGTGAACGATCTTTTACTGCACGTTTTATGGTTACCGTTACTGCATAGCCAAGTGCTGGAATCATCATTTCTAAAGAGACACTAATCACATACGAAAAGACACTCCAAGCGTTATTCCAATTGAAGTCCCCAGCCCAGGCTTGACCAATCGCTTGACCGACTACCCACGCCACAAATGGAGGGAGAATATAGGCTAAAACTGTAAAGAATTTAACCACTAACCATTCAAGTTTTCCTTGCTTATCCTCATCAAAACTTTCAATGGTTTCGCGAAGTCGAGCGGCGTGTTTGTGAGCCTCCATTTGACCGTTTCCAGTTGCGTCAATCGTAGGGACAAACGTACCGGAAACTACCTCCGCATCACGGCCTCTTTCATCAGTGATAACTGACTGCGGAGCAAACGGTGCGACCGCTGTTTGTTGGTTGGCAGCTGGGGCCATAGTGGGTGATGTATCGCTATCCAAATTGGTCGTAAACCACGTGCGAGGGTCGAGCTTCTTTGTAATTTCCATAGGATTAATCAACTTTCTATCAACTCTCTTAATGTCGATTAATCTCAATCAATTTTCAGAAACTAAATTAATTCTGAGATCAGTACGACATTAATAATCACAAATCCGCACAAGAATGCAGGGAAAATCATAGCCGCGCACAAACTATGTCGCGGCTATTGTCGTTTCGAGGAGCACTACTCCTCTTCATCAGAGGGCTCGCCACGCGCATTGAGTTTGAGGTCCTTGTGCATCTTTCGCATACCTGCGAGACTTTCGCGATTGAACCTCGCGCCGACCTTGTGGACCTCCGAACTCACAGTAGCGAGGATCTTGGTGTACTGGGCCATCATATAGACCCTCCCGTCGTCATGGGCTTTGTAGGTACGGTCTTGCAGTTCTTTCTGCAAGGCTTTCAACTCTTCCAAGTCCTCCTCCTGGACCATAGCACTGAGCTGAGCGGCACTTAAGTTCTGGTTCCTGTTCTGGTTACGATTTTGCATGAGATAGAATTTCCTTCCTCCCTTGGTAGGGAACTGTCAATAAAATGGTTTAACATTTCAATGTTTGTAACATTGATTAATGATAGAATACAATGTTACAATAAAATAGTCAAGAGGCAAAATCAAACAGGCTAAATCAGATACGTTAAACCGTTGAAAGTTTTGGCTGAAAGGAGTAAAGTCTCTCTATAAAAATTAAGGAGAATAGACAATGACTAGAGGACAACCGCCAGATGGATGGATGACAGCCAGTGAAACAAAAAAGAGACTTGGAAATATCACAGATGGGAAACTGCGAACACTTGCAGGAAAGGAAGAGGGGAAAATAGAGCACTGGGTACCTGCAGGTAGCAAGGTTGGTTTTTACAGGGAAGCCGATGTAAATGCACTCGTAAACAAATGGAATCAGGAAGCCCTCGCACTAGGAAATCCAACACTCCCAGGTGCTCATTTTGATGTGGCCACGCCTGATGACATGCCAGAAATAGTACAGCTTATCATCAAAATTTGGAAAGGTGGAGATACCTCAGCTAAACGCAATGCTTGGATCGAAAGAAACGCCGAGTCTGTTTTTGTCGTCCGGAGCCATGGTAGGGTAGTTGGCTGTATTTTCATCTTGCCTCTTTCAGAAGAAAAATTGTGGTGGTTGCTCAATCTAGACAGAGACCAGAACTTTGGAGTTATCGATATTGAGGATGTACTGCCCTTTGAAGTAGGTAAACCTGCTAACCTTTTCCTGCTCAGCATGGCCAGCGACGATATAGGCATAGGAAATACAAATAGGAGAAAGTGGGGGAGCAGTATTGTTAGAGGGTTTTTTAAACATGTTACTAACTTAGGGAAAAGGGGAATACCTATCAAATATATTGCAGCTCGTTCAGACATGCCTGACGGCATAAATCTCATGAGACACATAGGATTTACAGAATTAGAGCCAGTAGGAGAAAGCAAGAATTTTATCATTGAGGTGGAAGCATCTGGCATAGGTTTTTGCATGGAACACAAAAAAGCGTATACAGAATGGCAGAAATTACACAAGAAATAAGACACAGCAAAAAGAGACCATGCGTAAAAACACGGTCTCTTTTTGCTTCGTAGCCCATTGGATTGCTACCCTTGTACGGTGGTGGCCCTAGTATAGCACACTAGACGGACAAGTCCCAAATAGTCTGGCCTGACTCAAACATGGTTTGCTCGTATGCCAGACGAAAGTCATGTGTGGCGCTTGGAACTTCAAAAATGATCGAGCCCTTCGCGGGGTCCCCTGCCTCAACTTTGCCATCAGGCGCATTAGGGAAGCTCGAGACATAAGCATTATCGTATTTCTGACCCGATGTATCTTTGAGCGTCCAGTCAGCATTGCCATAAAGGCTGGCCTCTTTATCTGAGATATTCTTGAAATTGACATCAATACCAAGATAGCTATCCCCTGGCTTAATGCTGTCATACTGGCCCGGTGACACGGTGCGAACATTGCTAATGGTCACCTGCCAAGTAGAGCCGACATTCACAACATCTCCAACTTTGAAGTGCTGAGTAGGTGCGACTGCTTTGGTGCTGGTAGCAGTGTCGCTAGATGTGCCTGCCTTCGTACCAGCATTCGACTCGCCGCAGGCTAGCAAGGCCCCGACGGCGATACACAATGCAAATAGCGGAATGAAACGTTTCATACTATTTTCTCCTATTTTGATGCATGTAAAAATATGCGCATATATCAAAACGTGTGGGAACGGGAATAATAACAGACAGGTCTAAGACCTTGGGGAGAAAAATCCCAACATAGACGTGGTGGAAAGAGAGACAAAAAGGGGATAGATTTAGCACCAAACGTATTTAAAGGTGCTATATGCTTAGAGACTTATTTGGCAACCGTATTAGGAAGCTGCGGAAAGACAAGAACCTCTCTCAAGAAAGATTTGCCGAAAAAGTCGGCGTATCGGCATACACTGTGTATCGATGGGAACATGCAGAAGTCGCTCCCGAATTTGACCGACTTGAGAGGATCGCCCAAGCATTGGATATCCAAGTCAAAGACCTTTTCAATTTCTAAATCTCCTCTTGTGGTACTGGATTCCCTACATAATTGCCATTGCCATTCGTTCGCTTGCTAGAAGTCCCTCGACTGCGTGGCTCTGTTGGCATGAGTGCCAACTTCTCAAAGGCTGCTACAATCTCGTCTGGCGCTCCGAAGCCTGCCAGATGATACAGATCCCTTTTGAGATCCGTAGACAAATTATAAATTGTCAAGCCTCGCCGCTTTCTCTCATTCTTATATGCATCGCTTTTATATGTGTCTTCTAGGACTTTGAGCCAAATCGCTACTTGATCATACGAAGGACGCCTTTCACCGCTTACCACACGTGATATGATCGTTTGATCGAGGCTGCCTAACACGTGCCCAGGTTTAATATAGCCTTGAATAAACAAATAGTCTCTATACGCTTTTCCTCTCTCTTCTAGTTCGTCTTGTGTAACGTTGGCCCGCTGGCACAAGAGCCTCAGAATAAGTCCGAAAAGAATGTGTGCTCTATCGCAGATAATCTCAGACTTATATAGGGCTTGTTCGTGCTCTCCGTTCAATTCATGCCTCCTCTGATGAAATGAGCATTTCTTCCTTGACAACCGTTCATTCTCAAGCATATGATAAGCCTCTATCATAATATGTCATCCTGACATATTATGGATGAGATGGTATCACTCTAATGATACATCATATTTTCAAGATGTCCTAATAGATACATCGATTTTGTCATATATTTCGTTTCACAATAGTAGAGATTGTCCCTCTTCATATGAAGGATCAAAATTATGAGAGGACCCGATGATTCAAGGCCAGCAAACCACACGGACCCTGCCATCAGGACACCTCACTCTGTCCTGACTGATGAGCAGTTCAAAGAGTACTGCGAACGCTATGAACGGCGTTCGCAAGAGATTGAAGACGATCCAAATCAGCAGGACGCAAACGAGGCTATCAGTGGCCCAGGCCGCTCGCACTTTCATCCTGCAGACAGACCAACACAGCCCCATCCAATCGTTAAGCGCCATTCCTCTGGTGAGGTCCAAACAAAATATGCGCCCTATCCCGGTCAAAGTGTCCTCTCTGCATGTCGAACGGGTATAGAGGCGCATCAGAGCATGTGCAGGATAGACCCACTCCAGGTACGCATATCCTACAAAATGTACTGTATTCTATCAGGAGATGTGATAGAAGTACATGGCAACTTCAATGGTAAAATACCATTTGTTGGTATAGCTAATGCCACACGCGAAATAGACGTGTGTGTCTACGGTGATACATCAACCGACATCATTATTTGCGTTCATTAGTCGAAGTAGAGGAATTCCCATGGCAGTCAACATACCATTCTCTGACGAGAAATACATGCAGCTCATAGCACTAGGATACTCTGACAAAGAATGTGCTATGAGGATGCATATTAAAGAGAGTATCTTAGTTAGTGAGTACTTACCCCTTATCCTTCGTAAAGCGGAAGTGTCAACAAGAGAAGAGGTAGTCGTGTATGCACGATACAAAGGCTATGGTGTTGAGCAAGAGCAGAAAGGCGTACCACCTAAAGAGATCAGTAGCGCGTTGAGAGGCATCAAGATGGTACAGGCGCGAGCATTCTACCGTGCTCTCGAGCAGCACTTCTTTCAAAATGACTGCTCAGGATGCAAGTCGTACTTCCAATATGCAGTACTGCTTGTAAAAGGGCAGTTCTACCAACATCTAGGATTGTTCCTGACTGCTGAAGATCAAAACGTTGTAGAGCTTGTTTCGCATCTTGAAAAAGCAGGCATGATCCATATACATAAACATGTAGACGACGAATTGTACCGTGTCACCTTCAAGCATTTGGCAACAACAGAAGAAGGTCACAACGATGGAGATCAAGCAATTTGAGCACATGATTAAGCAGTCAGGACTACATCTTGACAGCACATTTTCGCATCTCTTGCGCTTTATGGTGTCGTTGCGTGTTGAGAAGCAATTTGGCACGCGCTACTGGAATGACACAATCGCCTTTGGTAGAGACGAATTTACAGCTATGACGGTGGAAGTAGCGCAATTCCACATTAATGCTTGTAAGTCGAGATTAGAGAAAGTCGCACAAACCAATAGTTGCGCCCTCACCGCATATCCTGCTTATCTCGAAGAGCAGAAAGCAAAGCAGCCACCACAACAATCCCCGATAAAAACGCCCGTAGTAGCGTCTACAAGCAACATCAACTATCCTGCACATTGAAAGGACATCATGAACGAACAAGAAATGCTATTTCTAGCTCAAAAGCTTGCAGAGCAGTCACAAGGCATCAAAGAGCGTGTTGGTCGCTATATTGCCTCTCATAGCGACCAACATAGGTATGACGTTGTGAAGCAGCTCATTGCTATCAACACCGCTGGGAACAGCATCATCGAACAACTCAATCGATATGAGTTCTCGACGCTAGAAACTGAGAAATGCGTAGCAATCAGCGACATGGATACACAGGGTATTATCGCCATCGACAAAAAGAGGAAAAGATAATGGACTGCTGTCCCAGCTGCGGATACCCTGAAAGCGACATGATCTCTTGTGGCTACTGCGAAGCCTATCCAGAGGTGAGAGGGCCCATAGACAGCATAGAAGAGATGGCCCGTCGCGTCCTCTTCATCGCAGAGGCTCAACGAAACTCACTCTCCTATCGAATGAGGTACAACCATAAAATAGAAGATCATGAGATTAAGACAGCTTTTGAGGATATTATTTCTCTATGCCAAGCTCAGATAAAGGAGAAAGATGAACGAGAGCATAACTAAACGCTATTTGATCTACAACGGCACATCCATGCTCGACTATCAAGTCCCTGCCTGCAAGAAGACACTTTGCACGCGAAAAGCAGAAGGCACATGTGCGAAGTGTGAGACCCCTATTTGCTATTGGCATGGTTGCCATTCAGTTGAGCAACGGATATGCCACTACTGCCGACTGATCGATTGGGTACAGACACAGAAAGGACGACGACATGGGTAGCAAGAAACCAGACAAGACGCTACTCTCACCTAGAGAGATTGAGGTGAAAGCTCTACGTGAGAGCGGATTGACGAACGACAAAATAGCCGCTCAGCTCGGCATCTCACCTGGGACAGTCGGGAAATATCTGCGCAGTATACGTGAGCGTGCTATGAGCACAAAGGAGACAACGACATGAACTACACAACAGGCGCAGACCTGACTATACAATTCGTTTCACATGATAGGTATTTTAGGGATCTTTGCATCAATAATCCACTATATGTCCTGTATATCATTCAAATGTGGAAAGAGAGTCAACAAGCATGAACACACGTTCTAGGAATGTTACACAAGGAATTGCTACGCACAATTGCGAGCTTAGCTACTATACGAGCATCACACGAATGGTGTTGATTTGTCCCGAGCAGTATGGTATGATGTGGCGAGACTTAGGAAAGGAGAGATATTATGATCGCTGTGGAAGAATTGCTTACAATCGAAGACGTAGCTCGCATCCTCCGAATATCCGAGTACACTGCCAGAGAGATGTGCAAACGTGGGGAGATAAAGTCCAAGAAGATTGGCAGGAACTGGAAAGTGAAACAAGAGGATCTGAGAGAGTACATCGACAGGGAAGAAGACAAAAAATAAAGCCAGCGTCGTGCTGGCATAGGACAATAAAAATTTTCTTTGTAGCAGTTAGGCTACTTCTGACAGATTGGAACCCTAGAAGAAGCAGCCCTTGGAAGTCCCTGCCCATCTCAAGTATACAGCAGACATTTATATTTTGGCAAGGTCTGCTGTATCTAGATATGGGTATGCATAGAAAGCGTGTATGCTCATGGATGTAAAACGTCTCAGAGACCTCAAACAATTCCCCCAATGGGTCTGTTATTCACACAAGAGTAAAGTCCCTCTCAATCCCCATACAGGCAAGGGTGCCGACTGCAACGATCCGGAGTCCTGGTCAAGCTACGAGCTAGCAATAGAGACCTGGGACAGCAATAGAGACTGGTATGCTGGGATCGGCTTCGAATTCGTCAAAGAGCAGGGCATAACCGGAATCGACCTTGATAAATGCATCATTGATGATGCATTTACTGAGGAAGCTTGGGACATCATTGAACGCCTCAATAGCTACACTGAGTATTCCCCTAGTGGAACGGGTGTCCACATTTGGGTTCGTGGCGCTATCCCTGCTAACTTCCTAGGCAGGGAGAATGAAAACCCACGTGTTGAGATGTACGATCATCTCAAGTATTTTACGGTGACAGGGAAACATGTCCCTGGAACACCTGATACTATAGAGGACAGACAAGAAGAGATATTTGCTCTCTACAATGAAATAAGCGAGAATAGAGCATCATCGAAAAAGCAGACAAGGACGACCGATCCTCTACCTCGTCCCTCTTCTGATAGCCCCTACGGTACGCCCTATGGCCTTAGTGCCTTGCAGAGTGAGTTGCTTACCATGGCTATGGCAGGGAACGGTAACAGGAATACGCAACTCAATCGCTCGGCCTATGCACTCGGCCAGCTCCTGTCAGGCGGCGAATTGAGCCATAGATCCTATGTCGAGCAAGAGCTTGGAGCGGCTGCGCAAGGCGTGGGGCTACCTGAGCGGGAAATTCAAACCACCATGCGCAGCGGGATTGAGAAGGGGATACTGAAACCTAGGAACGCGCCTCCAAGCACACGATCTACATGGAAGGACTACGCGCCTCAAGACGAGCCACCTCCAGAAAATAATGGGAATGGGCACAAGGAACCACCACCAGAGAAGAAAAAAGTCACAGCAGAAGAATTATGCGGATTTACCGACGACGATGCTGGCAATGGAGACGCTTTACATGCACTCTATGGTCAAGAATTTCTCTATTGTTCGGCCAGAGGCTGGTTTAAGTACACAGGTACTCATTGGGAATTGGATACAGAAGGTGCTGAAGTCAAGCAGTATGCAGTAAAGACACTGCGTACCAGACGTCATGCTGCTGTAAAACTGGACAGGGAAGCAATCGTCAAATGCACAAAAGGGGATGAAAAGCGGGTTTCTGGTGCCGTCAACCGCTTTAAGACACTGGTCAGTGTGGGTATTGACCAATTCGATAGAAATCCTGACCTGATCAACTGTAAAAATGGCGTGGTGGATCTTCGCACTGGCGATGTTACCCCACATAGTAGGGAGCAAAGATTTACCTATTGCGTGTCAGTTGCTCACACGCAGAGTCATTCCGCCGAGTTGCTTGAATATCTTCAAGGTGTGATAGGTGGTGGTCAAGAGGTCATTGACTACCTGCAAATGGCCCTGGGCTATAGCCTGACTGGTCATACCAGAGAAGAAATATTGTTCTACCTCTACGGACCTCCCAGAAGTGGCAAGGGCACGCTAGCAGAAATATTTATGCGCCTCTTGCCTGATCCAATTTCTACCATGGTTGACTTCAATTCCTTCACAGCTAAACGTGAGGGCGATGTCAGCAACTTCGATCTAGCGCCACTCAAGCCTAGTCGAATGATCTTCGCCAGTGAGTCGAACCGCTCGCAGTCGCTCAATCCTGCCAAGATCAAGCAACTCACTGGGGGAGACCAGGTCAGGGCATGCTTCAAGCATAAGGACTTCTTCAGCTATCGCCCTCAGTTCAAAGTGTGGATGATGAGTAACCACCCCGTAAATGGCGACCCAGAGGATGACGCTTTGTGGGGCCGCGTGCGTGTGATCGAATTCCCTAACAGCTTCCTAGGGAATGAAGACAAAATGAAAAAAGAGCGGTTGAAAAGCCCAGAGGTGCTAGAGGCTATTCTCTATTGGGCTGTGCAAGGGGCTATAAAGTGGTATAAACTAGGGGCTACAGGGCTAACCACTCCTAAAGCAGTAGCAGAAACGACACAAAAACAACGTGAGGAATTGGACTATATCCAGCAATGGCTTGAAGAGGTATGTAAGGATGATAAGCAATATTGGACTCCTAATGAAGAAATCGTAGCAAGTTACCTTGAATGGTGTAAAAGCAACAATATCCAATATCCGAAGGGACCAAAAGCTCTCTCTCAGAGCTTGAAAGCAAAGGGATATGAGGTAGCAGTGATCAGAAAGATTGAAGGAAAGACAAAACGGGGAGTCGAAGGGCTCCGCATTTCCGTTGATTAAAGGCGGTTACGGTTACGTTTGTTACACTTACTTTTACCTTTTTGCCTCACGTAAAAGACTAAGAGAACTTCCTAGGAAGCAAACGTAACAAACGTAACCGTAACCGGATTGAAGAAGGCAATTGTAGCACCATTGGATAGCAAGTCATATAGCCATTGACTACAGGAAATAGACAAAATGATCACACGACAAAGAGCACTTGACGCAATAGCGCACGAACCGCGTTTAGCTGAGATCCGCGAGTTAGAGCCCGAGTGCATCGATACCATTCTCAAGTTTGCCCAGGGATGCACGATACCAGCATTCAGGTGGATGAACTATGAGATCCTCAAGAAATACGTAGCGCAATTTGTAGGCGATGAGTCGCACGCCGTCCTGAGCTACGAACGTCGGCACATTATGAGGTGATGTTAGCGTTTCTCGACTGGCTGTTACCAGTTGCGATGGAGGAAGCTGTATGAACAAATTGTTTGAGATGGATGAGATACCTGTACAGGAAACAAGCGATAAAAACGAATGGTACACTCCTCATCCCTATGTAGAGGCAGCTCGTAAAGTTATGGGAGCAATCTATCTCGATCCTGCTAGCTGTCCAGAAGCAAACAAGACCGTACGGGCTAGCAGGATCTACACGAAAGACCAAGATGGGCTGCAGCGTCCCTGGGCTGGACCGTTATGGCTCAATCCTCCGTACGGCAGCGTCAATGGCAAGAGCAACATGTCGATATGGTCAGCTCGCTTGATTGAAGAGCATAAACGCGGGAATGTAGCGCAGGCTGTTCTGCTCTGCATGTCGAACACAGAAGCATCATGGTTTCAGCCTCTGTGGGATTATTCGATCTGCTTTCCCTGCCCAAGGGTTATGTTCCATCGGCCTGATGGAAGCATGGATCACCATATTCAGGGGACTTGCTTCATCTAATTTGGACAGAATGAGCAGTTCTTTGCTCATATCTTCTCTGAGTTTGGCCCTGTGGTTTTACCAAGCGGTGTGTATCGTCGTCCTGCGCCACTACCACAACCGACGCTCTGGGATCAGGAGGCGTCATGAACTACCATGACCGCTACTGCCTCTGTTCTACCTGCAGATTTGCACTCGAGCGTTCAGCATTTGAGCCTGCTGAGTTTGTGCGACGAGCTGAGAGGCATGAGTTGAACGAGGGACAGCGAAAGATTGTAGAGAAGCTGAAGCTAGAGAATTGGAATGAGTGGGCAAAATCATGATACAGGAGCTACTATTCGCCGCGCCTCAACCAGTGGCAGGAAGCGCAACGATACCGCCGACTGGCAACCCGCCGACGATTGCAAGCCCACTCGGACCGTGTGTGAAGTGTAGTGAGCCAGCTACTCTATTGAGCCCAGGAGGGAGTATCTACTGTCAGAAGCACGGCTATTGCGGTCGTAAGACGTGTTTGAAGAGTGTAGAGAAGTTCGTATGGCATGAGAGGCTAGGGATATGGGTATGTAGCTGCGTCGTGAAATTTGAGAGAGAGAACGAATGAGCACATTTGAGTTTTACTACACTGTTAGTTCAAGTGATATTCGTCCCTACATGCCTGACGTGCCAATCTTGCTACCTGCTTCTAGTTTCGTACGGCAGAGTGCAAAGGATGGAGGCTATTATCTCCTCAAGCCAAATTTGCCTGAGCATGTGAGTCAGCGAGCAGCTGACTGTGGTGGATTTGTCGCTAGCTTCAAGTGGGGAGGGCAGTACCGCTATAGTCCAGAGCAGTATGTCCAGTGGTTGCACACTTGGAAGCCAGATTGGGCTGCAACCATGGATTACTGTTGTGAGGATGAAATCACATCGGGTAAGCCTGGGATAGTTCGTGATAGGCAGCAGTTGACCACAGGTATGGCTTACAGGTTCTGGGATGACTACCGAGGCGTCCCGTGGGTATGGGTACCGACTGTGCAAGGTTGGGAGGTAGCCGACTACAGACGACATGCTCGAGAGATGAAGCCACTCATAGACGAGATGAGATTGCACTATGCAGGCCGGCCCTTTCGCGTGGGGATTGGTACGCTCTGCAGACGTGCAAGTGCTGAGATGATCAGGCAAGTTGTTAATGTGGTCGTGACCGAGCTGGGAGACGTGCCTGTGCATTTGTGGGGAGTCAAACTCGGCTATCTGCAATCCAGTGAAGCCATGCCTGAGCAAATTATCAGTGTGGATAGCGCAGCCTGGAATGACCGGAAAGGCAGAGGGATAGAGGCATACAAGAAAAGTGGCTTGACACAACGGCAGCACGCGTGGGGGATAGCGCAACCAGCCTATGAGCGCAAAGTTGAAAAGGCTCTATCCACACCTAAGCAGCAAGTATTGTTCTTGAGTGAGGAAGTGGTATGAAAACACTACCTGCTTACTTTGTGCTCACGAAGCGTCAAATGGAAGTAGCGCGTTATGTAGCCCACGGCTATACAAATGATGCCATAGCTTTAGAGATGAGGCTAGCATCAACAACGGCAAAAACGCATGTTAGTGATATCTTGCAAGAATTGGGACTCACGTCACGTGTACAGCTCGCTATCTGGGCACTCAAGACCGGACTGGTTAGCTTGGAAGATATTGAATTGCCTGAAAGAGGAAGGGACGCAAATCTCTAGCTATTCGTTGACACGCTCGACCTGACTGTGCTTTGAGGATGTTTTACTGATGAGTGGGCCTATGTAGATCCTACTCTCTCAAAAACGGCTCTCAATCGCAAAGAGAGCACAGTTATCAAATGGAAGGAAATTGACTATGAGTGACTACATGGCAACGATCATGGACATCGTAGAGCACGGACTATCCGGTGACACTGAGAAGGTGCGTGCCTATGCTGAGCTGCTTCTAGAGCGGCTAGAGCAGGATAATCACAGGTCGGTAGGCTATCTCAGGAAGATCCTAGCAGGCGAGAACGGTAAAGGCCCGACCTATCAGGTTTGCGAGAATAAGCCTATTTGCGACCATGACAAGAGTAGCAGGTATCTTTGCCTGTGGTGTCATGAGGTGGCATGTAACAAGTGTTCAGAGAAAGTAGAGAACTTGATAACATGTTGCAAAGAATGTGCTAGGAAGGATAAAGAGGCGTCTAATAGATGAGATTGTCCTGAGTACCGGTATGGTTGACATTGGTTGGGTGATATGGTACTCTTTAGAGCATTAAGTGTAACCATATCTTTGAATGACCTGAGTGTCTTTTCATCAAAGGTGTAAATGTCAGAATTAAATGAGCGAAATTTTGACAATTATATGGGCGTTTCAGCCTCTTTGATATAGCGATACAACGTAGCACGAGAGATCCCAAGTGCCGTACAAATCTCTGGGATAGAATGACTCTGGTCAGCAAACATCTGCCGGGCCAGCGCTACTTTCCCGTTGGTCTTGAGCTTTCTGGGCCGCCCGCCGACACGTCCTCTCCCGTACGGAAGAAACCAATCTCATCATTTTCCCTCCCAGTATATCCAATCGCCCACATAATTGTCAAAATTTCGCTCATTTAATTCTGACATTTACACTCATATGGAGAAACCAATGGAAGATCTATTGACTGTACATGAAGTGGCGCAACAATTGCGTGTTGATGACACCACGGTTCGTCGTTGGGTTAAGGCAGGCGTGTTAGAGGCTGTAGTGTTACCTCACCAGAACAAGCGCCAGAGTTACCGGATCAAGCGTTCGACGTTGGGCAGGCTGCTTGAGACGACTGCTGCAGCGTAGAACAAGCTCATTGAAGAAGTCAGGGCTATCAATTGTCGGTAGCCCTATTTTTGTGCTCATTTACAGGAGAAATTGATGAAGAGGTTTACACCAATCCTGGTATTTGTGCTGCTCATAGCACTAGGTATCATCATATCGATATACATCCATTAGAGATGCATGACGGGCATTAACGACATTCTGGCGATATTGAAAATTGGTCTCTAAACCCCTTGACAGATAGGTAGGATATATCTTACAATACTACTAGATCAAGAATACGAAGGAGAGAGCAAATGGACTACGAAATTGTTACAGTTAATGACCTTCCAGGTCGCTTCTACACCTCTGAGGAGAGAAGTTGGAGCACTGGAAAGCTTCCAGAGAAACCAATCACTGAGAAGACTTATGCAGTTCTTCAGACAGGTCTCGCAGGTCATACCACCAACGTTCTTGAGACGACTTCAGAGCAAGAGGCACTCAAGAAAGCTGAGAAAGCTTCCAAGCTCAACGGTCCTGAGTATGTCAAGATTGTGGTTGTCTTCCCTGAGCCAGTGCAAGAGCCTGAAATTCAGGAGAAGCCAAAGCACACCGGTGGCAGGCCATCTACCAAAGATACTGTAAAGCGAACGTATACCATCAGCAGAAAAGCAGCAAAAATTGTTGATAGTTTCCCTGATGGCAAAAGGAGCGATTTCGTGAGTAATGCGATTGAAAGAGCTAAATTAACAGGCAATCCTCTTTGCCGAGTCCTTCTGGAAGGTGAAAGCAAGCCACGAGAAAATGTGGAAGTCTTCACCAACAACCAAGAATATGGCATTGCTTTCTTGGGAGACAGGCAAGTCCATGTTACAGAAGGATTTGGGGGTTGGTATGAGTCAGGCATGCAGTTGCTTGAAGCTGAAGCCCGACTCACCAAGAAAGTAGTTCAAAAGTAAGCAAGAGAGCAACAAAAAGGAGAAAAAGCAATGACAATCAGCGTAGGAAATAAAAATCTTCCAGAGGAAATTATCCTCTCCATAGAGCCACTCAACGACGAAAAAGGCAATTTCAGCGTCAAGTATGACTATGATGGTGAAGAGCGGTCTGAGACGACATTCAGTCCATTTGATCGTGAGGATGTCCGCAATCTGCTCAAGAGGCGTCCTGAGCTTGAGAAAAAAGCCGAGACATTCAGTTTAGAGCAGCTTGAAACAGCAGCAAATGAAGTTTTCCAGTCCCATGGCGAGTCTGTGAAGCTGGCGTACGAGGCGTACGACGTAGCAGAGCAATGGGTCTTCTCAAACAATACGCGGTCGTGGGTAGCAGTCGATGCGGACAAAGCTGAGTGCATCAAAAAGGCGCTGAAACGATCTGGGTATCTCCAGGAAGTTGCAGCAAAGTTACAGTAGTCCCTGGTGGCGGGATCAGTAGTAGTCAGCACGCCTGATGTCAGGCAGGAAAGGCGTTTTTCATGAAGCAAGATGTGTACGTCGGTGGAATGCCGAAAGAGTATGTATTCACGGAAGCTGAGATAGTGGCAATGCCAGTTCTCAGCACTTCCCAGAATTGGGATCGCAGAGATAGTGGAGTTGAAAGTCTCAAAATCGAGACTTTCAACAAAAGAAATGGACAAATGTCCATCTCGATTCATAAGTTCGACGGCATTGCCCGCTGGACGGATTATGGCAGTTATACTGCCGAATAGTAAAGCCTGATGTTCAGGCAGTGCTCTAGCACAAGAAAGGTGAGAATTATGCAGTGGGGGCAGGAGACATTAAATAATCTCAAACGCCTTGAAGAGATTGAGAAAGAGTCTCTTCGATTGGGCACCCAAATCGGTACCCTACGTACTAAGAAATGGACAGTAAGCAAGCAAGAGAGATCCTCTCTTGAGAAAGAGCTGGAAGAGCTAGTGACTCAAAAAGATACTCTCACCGAAGAGCGCCGCGTACTGAAAGGGAAGGGCAATCCTGGTTCTGGTGGCAGGAATGCTATGGAGTGGGATCAGGATGAGTATCTTCGGAGTCGAGGGTAGTCCCTCTCGTTTGGTTTCAGTGCCGTGTGCGATGCGAGTCGAATGGGCTCGAAGTATCTACAAGTTGAAAGGAAATTCTAACAATGTCAAGTTTCATTATCGATTTCAATCCTGAGCAGAGCATCTTGAATGTCAAATTTGGCGATCCTGCCACGAATGCAGAGATCGTCAAGGATGCTGCATCGCGTCTTGCAGAGATCAAAGAGGACGGTGGTCTGCAAGGCGGTCCCCTCTTGAGGGTCAATGGTCCCGCATCGTTGCCTTGTGCATTCACGATTGCCCACGCGGTCATGCACGCCTATGGTGCGGTTGCGGTTTGGGACCCCAAGCTTCAAAAGTACGTTGTAGCCGTCGTGCACAATCCTGAGTATCAGCTCGGTCAACTGACCGATTGAGAGAATATCATGAGTGATCGGCATCGCCAGTATATCAAAGTCCCCTATGCGCCCAAGATACAAGGGGAAAGCACAAAGTTCGCAACGGTAGAGCAGGTCCAGGCCGCTCTACCTGCTGGGATCAATGGCCTGGAAGTGGATGAGTCCCTTAGATATCCCAGCGTGACGTTCCCGCCTGGAACACCGTACGCCACGATGAAGCATGTTGTAGAGCATCTCAAAAGCCAGGGATTTGAAGTAGATCTGTAGCTCAATCAGAAAGAGAGGTGAGACATGAAGATAGCAAAAATTAACCGTATTTGTCCAATATCGGGCGATATCGAGTATTCCATTCTTGATGAGTCTTCATTCTCATGCGGAAGAAGGCAGGTCGAGGGCGGTATCCTTCGGAATGTCTCGCCTGATGAGGCTGAGAGTCGGATCTGCAAGCAGCATAAAGCCGAGATGGTATCTGAGGAATATTTTAATGAGTTCCTCTCTCTTTTCCAAGAAGAGGACAATGAGCGTATTGCGCACCAATCTGCCATCAACGAGGAAAGAGAGAAAGAAAAGTTCTATGCCTCCCTCACGGGTATTCCCCTCAAGATCTACAATGAGCTAGATCTTGAGGGGACAGAGTGGAAGAAGGCCAGCGAGGCCATTAATGATGAGTTTCGAGAAAGATATCTCAATGCTCCTGTTGACGGAGATCCATTAGGATTGAGGGGCATAAATGGCTTAAGAGGCCATTAGAAAGGACGGCTGATGAATAATTTGTTTGGCAGTCTGCGAGGAACCGGTGAGGTTACAGCAACCGGTAAAACCCTCGATGAGGCGCTTAAGAATTGTGTTGAGCAAGCGCAAGAGCAAGGTGGCGATAAGCCTCTTATGTGGCTTGAAGTGGGGACAGTAGATGCAGAAGGCAATCGCCATCCTCAACGGAGGATTGAATTTCTTCCAGAGTAGCCCACCACAGCAATCAAGCCGCTTCCACAACGGACAGCGGCTTTTTCATGCCCACAACTGGCTCAACACTAATGCAAGCTTCTCATCCCACTCTTCGATATCGCTCTCTGTCTCATGCCCAGCACTGGCGTACTTTGCAACCTCATCTCATCCGTTGGCATCTCACTCATCCGAATTGCCACAAGACTCGCCTCAGTATCAATATTGCGTATCGATGAGTCAATCAGCGCATCTATCGTGAAATGCTCCTGTATCGGGTGGTCAAGCTCTTTGAGGATAGCCACCGTCAGAATAGCTATGCGCTTTTTCCTCTGCTCAGGATGTTCTTGTGGATACCTCTGATCAACAGATATAGCTGCAATAGATGTACTTGTCTTGAGAATGTTCAACTTGCGTTCTGAGGATGCTAGAAACATTTTAGCACAAAAGAATAACAACACACCTAGGACAATATACGATAAACCAATGACAATTGACGGCAAGATAAGCGGATTGTCCATATGCCCTCCTGTCAAGCTCATGTATAGCAAATATCTCTACAGCAAGTATAACTGATGAACTCATGCATAGCAATGCCTTTTTGTTGAGCCCTCTTGCCAATTTGAACAAGTTTTGAAAAACAGCCAATATTCATAGCAAATAAGCTTGACAACCGTTTGAAAATATGGCATAATTCAAATATAGAGAAACAGTTCTCTAGGACGAAAGAATGAAAGAGGATTTCAAAATGGAAGTTGACTTGGTTTTGTTCAATGATTTCTTCGGTGATGATCTAGAAGATGATACGATCATCGAACCAGGATCGGAAGATGACAAGCTCTATGAGAGTCAGAAATCCGCTCTTGAGGCAAAGATGGCAACACAAGAGGTGAAAGAGCCAGTCGAAGAGTCTCCTGAGCAAGAAGTTATCTTTGTCCTGGATAGAGCATACAAAGCTGGTGATATTATCCAAGATGGCAAATATCAGTATCGTGCCGTGAAGGATGCTGAATGGATAAGTGCGAAGGAAGCGGCTGAGATAGCTGAGTTTGCTGATCCGTCTGCAAGTGCTGGATGGCATGTGAAAGCGGAGTTAGTTCATGGGAGGTAAAGGAAGCGGAGGCGCTCGGTCTAGTGCTGGTCGCCCCCGAGTTCAAACGATCAAAGTGCCTATCAAGCCTGATATGAAATGGCTCATATCAGGTGTAAGCGAAAAGTTCTGGCGAGAGTTTTGCGAGACTGCTAGTGAGGTTATTAGTCCATTAGGTGATGAATTGCAAGAGTCTGACTATGAACGATTTGCGGAAATTGTCCTTGTAGAAGGCATGGATAGATTTGTTAAAAGCAAGAAGAGGCGAGACAAGAAGAAAGGCAAGCAAAATGAGTAATTTACAAGATCTCCTAGGAGACGACCAGAACGAGCGGGATAATCCATCAACAGATTATCCAAGTTGGCTCAACGCAGAAGGCAGAGCACTCTATGATACGGATCTCAGTTTCCGTATAAACTGCCAACAGTGCAGCCAATATGCAGAGTGGCGTGAGAAGCTCAATAGAGAAGCTGAGCGCGTGTATAATCAATAGTAGCAAGAGAGGGATTGAACGTCCCTCTCTCTTTTTGCTTCAAAACTTACACAAGATTAAACGCTCATCGCCCGTATGGTCCAGAAATCGCTCGAAAGTCTCCTATTGAGCAGGTAGTCATATGGCATATAGAAGTATCCCTGATCTCCCCATTGTCCCCAACTATTACGACATATCCACTGCTGCTTATCATCCCTAAATCCCACGATCAAAACAGCGTGGCCCCCAAGTACTGACTCGCTCTTGCTCGGCATAGGAACCACTCCAGATTGAGCCACAGCGTTGCTCTCGAAGCTTGAGTATACTGTGAAGCCAATCACAACAGGCCAGCCCTGAGCAAGGCAGTTTTTCATCTGAGTGCCGTCCTGGGCCACACTCAGATAACTAATCGCTCGATCCTTCAGAGCGTCCTGATAAGCTTGGACAGGAGGTTTTGATGCAAACTTGGAAATGTCATACGGCCAATCGGTTTCTGCGCAATCCCCCTGTTTAGCTGCTGCTTTGATCGCATCTCGAATAGTGGCTCCAGCATCAACAGTTTTTGTACTTTTCGATCTACTGTTGTAGTAGAGAAAAAGGTGTGAGGTCACAAAGTCAGACAAGCCTTGCTTTTTGCGAGCGTACCTAATCGCCGCTCCGGTTGCGAACGAGGTACAACTCCCTAGCTGTCCTTGATCCTCAATTGGTGCGCAGTCAGGTCGCAAATCAACACTAGAAGGCAAGGACAAGCCATCTAGTATGCTAAATCTTTTATCCCTGTCGTCTCCAAGGTCTGCTATTCTACCATAAGCGTATTTTGTCAAGAATTACCTCCTTATACCTGTATAAGTATCATTCCTTTGATCGTGACGCCAAGACGCTCTATATCATCGGAATGACCGACAAATGTCCATACGAGAAACTTTTCACCTGTATGAATGAGCGTAGCAATGGTGCTCATCTTCTGCTCGTCTTCTACTTCTGTTACAACAATGTACATCTAATTCCCCTGTCCCATCGGAGGCATAGCATCTACTATTGATTTAATAGTAGGATGCGTCGGCTCTAGTGCTTGCGTTTGTGTTGCGCTATATTCTGCAAACTTGCGCAAGAAGAGGGAAATGACGCTCACCTTGTCGCTATTTGCCGCTGCTGACTGAATTTGATTGATCAAGTTGAACGCATCGGGGCGGAACTGCTCGTTTTGATATTTCTGTATCTCAAGCTGGGCATTGCGCCGCTTCGCCAGTTGCACAAGTGCCAAGTCGAAGTTTGCCGATGAGAGAGGTCCTAGAGCTACGAGAGCCGCCTCCGCATCGATGATATCCTGTTGAGCTGATTGCAAGCTCATACGGCGGTCCCTGTTGCGTTGGCAGTGCCTACGGTTGGTACAGCGTTGGCAGTAGCAGCGGGCGCAATGGGAGCGGGATTTGTAGCAGGTAACAGATTTACAGCCGCTTCAATAGCCGCTGAAAGGATATCAAGTGGTGGTACAGGTAGCTTGAACGCTGAGAAAAAGCCTACGAGGTCATTCATAGCCATTTGCTTTTTCTCTGCGTTCGTTTTGCCTGCTCCGAACTGCTCAGCTTTGAGTGCTACAATTCGTCCCCACTGCTCGAGGTATGCCCGTTGTTGAGAAGGGATGTGGATAGCTACAATGTGGTAAATGTAGCCAATAATCGCAACGACGGTAATAGCGATTTGTGGCGCAAGTTGTACGATGAGTGCATTCACGGTGTTTTCTCCTTTTCGTGTTCTGTCTTTAAGGCAGCTTCAAAAGCTTCTCTCGTTATCTGAAGCCGCCTCATCATTTCAAACTGACTGAAGATGTAGACAGTGTTCGATATGCCTATCACAAGAAAAAGGCGTGTAAAGAGCGTAGACACGTCACCACCAGAAATTAAGTGGATAAGCCACGCTCCAACAATTGCAACAAGAAACATACTTGACACTGTGATAATGTCAAGGTGTATCAGGAGCTTTGTCCTAACAAACAATCGCGGAAGGATAATGCCGATAATACTTGCAGCAAGTACCGCAAGATCAGACAAACTGTACATCCATTTTCCTCACTTGATGATATGCGGTACGATCTGAGAGATGACAGCAGCAAGAACAGCGACGATAATCCATTGGACGATGTTGAATTTCCACACCATCTTATCTAGGATTTTTCCAACATCGACGCTTTCCTTTCGTAAATCCTTGATTTCAGACGTGTTGTCTTTTTGAAGGCCGATTGTTGCCTTCAAAAGCTCTTCTGTCCGTATTTGCTGTTCAACCAGCTTCTCTAAAATTTGTTCATGTCTTTCCAAACGCGAATCACTCCCGTTATACATTATCATGCATGATGTAGCCTCCTGCTACGCACTTACAGAGAACGCATAAACTTATCTTTTCAGTGACCAAACATTTTGAGCACTAAGAAGAAGATGTCGCCTAACACGACTATAATGGTGACAATAAGCACAAGCCATGATATTGTGCTACGCTTATCAGGTGTTGCAGGTGATGGTACAGCTAAATAACTAGCTGAAGGCCATAACAAAAGGACAAACAAATTGAGAATAACCAAGAAATTGAAGTCTAACAACGTAGACATGTAAATCTCCTTCCTAAATGACTGTAGCCAGCTTTACAACAAGATCTACATCATCTCGAATACGTTTACCGATAGTGGTGATTTGCTCAAGATTGGTCACCACTGGCAGATTTTTGAGTGTGTCTATTTGGGCCTGTAGCTGGGCTATACGGGGGTCTTGGCCCAAGCCACTGTCTATATGCATGAGATAGACATCAGCACTAGCAGGCGGGTTGTCGAGCGTATGCTGACCATCATAGGCTAGCGCGCCTCGCTCGAATCGTTGGTAGACAACACCAGGATGATTTGGGGCTGCGGTCTCGTTGCTCGTTGGGAGACCTAGATAGGTCAGTCCGCAGAGTGCATCCCCTCCAAATTTCTGATAGAAGCCTAGGATGCCATGGCCAATGAGAAACTTGTTGTCCTTACACTGCCAAATGTCAGATCCTCCGGTGAAATGCGATGCAACGGTCGGATCTGTTAGGTCTATGGTTTTCACTGTGTCCTCCTCTGGTGGGGGTATGCTTGCCCCTAGGTAGATATTGCAATCTACATTGCCTGGGCCAATGCCTGGGACATTTGTAGCGTGATCCGTATACTGCACGATTTCATATGCTGACCATGGGCTTGGTACAGGCGGTCGTGTATTTGGATTAAATGTCCAATTGGCCAACCATAAAGGATATCTTGACAGTCGGCTATCCTGTAATCTGCTCTGAATGTAGGCAGAACTGGCATACAGCCCTGGAAGCTTGCCACTATAGTTCGCTTCCTGCTGAGCAAGCCAAGCGAACGCCCAATCGCCCGTAGCATTAGGAGTATTCTCCTCAAAGTCCAGTATGAGTATGTCTTGTGGCCTGACATCACCTACAACGTCATGTTGCCATTTTGCCTCATCTACGGGATTATTTATGCTTGGATAGCTGTAGTGGTAGTAGATGATTTGTCCAATACCAGCAACTAGAGCAGCATTTCGATATGTTTGGAAATGCGTATCTGCATAGCCCGTGCCGTATGAAGAGCGCATGGCTACCCTGCTCACACCGTCGCCTTGTGCTGACCATGCCTTGTATGCCTGCCAGTCGATCGTCTGGGGTTGCCACTGTGATATGTCAATAAATTGCGGTGTCAATGTCACCTCCTTAAATCTTCCTAATAGCAATCCTTCTAGGGCTTGGATCGTACACCTGAGAGCCCTAGAAACATCTTGGCACATTGCCTCAATTGTCGAGATTTGCTAATAGCCAACATCAGACCTCCATCCAAAAGTAACTGTTGCGCCTGGATTCGCATTCAGATTGATCGTGAATGTTGTGCTTGTTGGGTTGCTTATCCAGAAATTTACAGCACTTCCAAGCGATGTCTGTGGTGTAACAGATATTTGTTCTAGTGTTGGTGTCAATGCAATCCCGTGTGCTACAACGACGCTAGTATTTCCTGATGTAATTGAAGCCGATCCGTGTGCTTCAGTCGCGAATCCCGTATTCTGCCTGACTCTTGTGTTTGCTCCAACTTTTGTAACGGTTCCTCCGCCGAATAACTTGTTTCCTTCTATTGCGTTGTTATCCGCTCCTGTTTGTTCAACAATACTGACTCCCCCTAACATGTTGTCTTTTATGATATTGTCCGTTCCTGTTATGCTTATTTTGCCTGTTTCGCAATAGTTTCCAGTGACTATATTTCTGGTGCTTCCTGTACTTATGTCTATCGAGGCGCTATTTGCTCCTTTAATGACATTATTCCCAATAGTAATTCTATTTGAGGATGTAAGGAAAATGTTTTTGTCTGTTGTTGTGCTTTCAAGCATACATCCAGTAATAGATCCGTAGCTACTATTTATAATGCTAATATCCTTTGATGCAGATTGTCCATACGTCTGCAATCCGATAAACGAAAAGAACCCAACTGCATTAAGATGTATTCCATCTCCGCTATTGTTTTCGTATTCACCTCCTATAATCTGCGTACCCTCCGCTGGCGTATCGAGAAACATGCCATGTGAGGAATTGAAGTAGGTATGGCATTGCGTAAACTTCTGACTGAATCCTTGGTTATAAATGCCGTAGCGAGACGTATTTTTCGCAACATTTCCTGCGCACTTTACTACGTTGTATTCACAGTCATACACCGTATTTAAGATGCGTAAATTGTCACCTGGATTCGCCGCGTTATTGCCATTTTGTGAAAAGTAACAATTGTCGAATACAACGTCATTTATACCTGCTCCAAAACCTTCAACTACGACACCATGCCCGCCAAACTGCAAAACGCGACACTGCTCCATTGTAGAAACGCCTGCACGCCAATGAATTCCCTGTCCTGTTGTAGTGGTATCGTTGCGGCCTTTGAACGTTAATCCTTGAATTTTGACGTTCAACACAGATTGCGTATTGCCTACAATCAGCGCACATGCAGGATCAGCAGAAGAAGCAATAGAGATTTGCGTCGTAAATTCCTCACCCCATCCTACTAGGGCGATTTGTGATCTATCAATGATCAACGGTGCTGAGATGACATAATTGCCATATGGCAATGCAAGCACAGCACGGAATGGAGCCGCGTTGATAGCATTCTGAATAGCAGCAGTGCTATCAGTGACTCCAGTCCGATCTGCGCCATAATCATCCACCACATTGATATATGATGTCACTGTCAGTCCCTTTCAGTACTCGACACCTTTTGCTGTACATACAAATGTCTGGCCTGCTGTTGGAACAAATGCCATAATTGAAATGCCATTGGCGCTCCCTGATGGCAAAAGGATAACAGATCCATTGGTCAGCACTTCGATAGCGGATCCGCTTGCAATGGCATAGCTTTCCATTGGTGTGCCTGATGTCGCTGGTGATGCTGCAATTGCGCTTGCGCTTGCGCTGAGAGATGCAACAGTAGCCGCGCCTCCGAGCTTCGCGTTTGCTGCTACAGCAACGCCTGTATATCCTGTAGTCCCACTAGGATCAGTTGTTGTTGCAAAAATCTTCCCGCTTGGACCTGAGCCAGTACATGCCACTTTAATGCTATAGATGAGAATATTCTTCCCAGAGTTCGACGGGTTGAAAATGCTGAGTGCACACACAAGAAGATTGTTGTTTGTGGCAGTAACGGGATATGATGTGCCAGATAGACCGTTCGTATAGGAAAACCCATTGCCAGATCGTATCCAATTAGGGATATTCAGCTCAGTAATGACCGGATTGCTTTGAGAAAGAGTAGCGCCCGCGACTTTACGTAGGTCGTACTGTGCTGACCCATCAGCATTGAGCAAGAATGGTGTATCTCCTGCCGCTGCATTCTTGCCATAAAGCGATACGCCAAGACGATTTAGCAAGCCTCCGTCAAGCTGTGGAGCGACACCGCCAACCTGTGTCAAATTTTGCGCAACCGTGTTGATAATCGCATGTGCATAGTCTGCAGCCGTCAATCCAAGTTGCACACTTGCCGCACCGCTCGTAAATGCTGTACACACCACATATATCGCTTTAAATGCTGCGATGCTTCCTTCCCATGTCTGCTCTAATGCACTTCCTGTGTTGATAGCTGTGGCATTGGTAGTTGTAGCTGTCCCTCTCTGGTGTGCGTTAATCTGTTGAAGTGTAGCACCGTCAGGTAATAAACCGTAAAATCCAATTGTACCCACAAAAGCACTTGCAACGTTGATTTGTGCGGAAAAGGTAGCCATGTACGAAGCGTTTGGGAGTGTTGCATAGGAGTTAGCGGCAAGTGCTGAAACAAGCGGTATAGCACTAAATGTTGTAGCAGCACTAATAGCCGTGTTGGTGCCAAAGGTGTCATTATGCCGTGCTAGAAGTGTAGCAAGGTCAGCAATGTCATTTATTGCTGCTTTTATCGTCGCTTTGGCTCCCGATACAATACCTGCAAGAGTAGCCAAATCTGCTATATCGTTAGCCGCCGCTTTCACCGACGCTTTGTTGGATGACACAATTCCTGCAAGTGTTGCGAGATCGGCAAAATCACCAGCACCAGCCTTTACTGCACCTTTGCCACCCGATACGATAGCAGATAGTGTGTCGAGGTCTGCTTTTACTGATGCGAGATTGCCATTTTCTGTCGCATAATTCGAGATGGTGTTGACTGCTATCCCAGCTTGCAGTTGAGCAAGCACACTAGCAAGAGTCGTCTGTGTAGCTGCTCCTGTGGGCAAAGGGAGTGATGTTGCACTAACAGGCACAACTTGATCCGAGGGAAGCACAACAGGGATGGAACCGACTTTGAGGGCTTGCCCTAGCGCAAAGAGTACATCCCCTACTTGCTTCAAGTTCATGTTGACAGGTGTAGTTGTGTTGTTGTTGCCATCGGTAGTTTTGTTTGCTGATCCTTGAATAGGTACAGGATCAACAGTACCAGGAACGCTAGCAGTCCCCAATGGTATTAGATCTTGCCCTAATGGAGTGTTTCCAAATCCCATATCGAAGTACTCTCTTTCTTCCCTTGCAGGTGCTAGGCTCCCGTAGGAAGCGGGTTTATTACAAGTATCTTGAAATTCCCTTTGCTGTCGTCTGGGTGTATCGGCTTGCCATTTAGTACGATTTTGATCAACATAAGCCAGCTATCAGCAGTATTTACATCGCCCGCTTGATACCCGTAAGAAGCTTTGCCATTATCTGAAACGTCTATCTGCCAAGGCCCCATGCACGTCTTGATAATGGTCGGGTCGCTCACAGATTGCATTTTCATGGTGATAGTCGCGCCTAAAATACTCACAATCTTTCCACTTTTATTCAAAACTTGAATAACAAATGGATTGCCTGTATCGCCTTGTATGATAGGTGAAAAATCGTCTACAGGGACAATAGTGACTACTGCCATACATCACCTCTCGTATACTGTGATATTGCCTTCACGTGTATATACTGTACTATTCCCTTCACGTATGTAAAGCGTGATATTTGTGTCTGGAAGAGGTACAATTCCTGATATCAGAATAGGACCCCCAAAGACTCTTGGCACATATCTAGGTCTTGGAGTGACCATATTCGATAGAAACACAGGACCTCCAAATGCTCTTGATGCGTATCTTGCCATCGTTACCTCTTCCTTCTCTCGCTCGTTCTACCGAGTATGAAAAAAATGCTTTATTTTGCGCTCACTGCTCTAGCTGCCATAGCGATCCTTGGCATATTTGCCTATATCACCTTTTTGATGCTATGGCACGGCATGCCACTCTAGCTATTCTGCTGAATGACATATGCCAGCACAAGGCTATCTCTCGCGCTCGCGAGATCATAAAAGGTTGACGTAGAGTCGTTTAAATCTCTTATAGAGATGAGTCCCTCGTCAGGATGCTCGTCTGACACGTCAGTAAACCCACACCGTGTGATAAGAGACTGAACGTACTCTGGTGTTAATGAGACATTTGGTACGTAAGCCATGCTATTTCCTCTCTAGAAGCCTTCTATGCGTATAACGCCGTTTGCTGCCCCAAGTTGGTTTGCGCTCTGCAATTGGAAAGTATCCCAAGCCGCGTCAATCTGCCCTTGGCTGAACTGGGCCATAAAGGTTTGCGTCGTTTGGGTACCTGCAGCCGCTGCTATGGTGTTTTGTGTCTTGATGTTGACTGCTGAGCCAGAAGCGAGGCATGCGATGTGCCCGCCATTCGTCTCCCAAGTTTGGATCATGGCCCGGCCTGCATAAGCGGATGGCAATACCAAGCTCTGATTTGCAGTGATGCGGTAATTGACAAGGTTGATAAGCGTCACCTTGACGTTGCCTTGGATGTACTGGTACAGGTCAGCGTGCCCACTCGTTTGCCCGTTGACGGTTACTGGCGCGATGTTCGTGTTGAACTTGTTGGATATGGTGATGATAGGCACGAACATCTGGCCGCTGCCATCCGTTTGAATGGAACCCCCGTCATTATTGACACCATTCGTCTGTAATGACAGTAATGTAGCTAAAACGTCGGGGGCATGAGCTGTCGTACCATCTGTAATTGTGGTAACGCTTGCCCCAAAAATTCCCGAGGCCATTTATTCTACTCCTATCTAAGTAACTAAAGTTGCGTCACTGAGTGCCGCTTCAATATTAAAGACCTTCCTGTTTATCTTTGGTGCCCTAAAGCCTAATTCAAGCTCGACATAGTGAAAATTGTAATCTATAGCTGCGATAGGCACAACTGTCTGAAAAATAGCACCCAAGCTTGTCCCCCATACGGCTTGTCCCCAATTGAAGCTTCCCCAAATGGTCGGAGCCGCTGTGGAAGTCCCTCCCCATTTGCTGCTTCCCCATACAAAGCTTCCCCATACGGAGCCAACACCTACAGCCGAGCTAGCAGGTGCTCTGGCATCGATGATTTTCACGGTGTCGCCAACACGGAACTTTTCGATGTCATAGCCCAGGCCGGGTTGCTGATCTCCCCTATAGTCCGGGATCTTGACCTTGGCTCGGATCACAGGCCGATCGAGCAATGCTCCTATCCCATTAGCGAGCGTCTGAGCAGTCGTGGCATCTGTGATCCTCTGATCGCTCTTGAAGTAAGTTCTTTTGCCGATCGAGGTAACGCTAGAGCCCACGTACTTCCCTTTCACACCTTTCCCTTCCACGACAATGACATTCTTGCGAGGGACGTTATCTTGTGGGAATTCGATAGCCGTGATGTGCTGACCGAGCAACAATGTATGCACGGGGGTGGATGGAATAACCCCAAAGAACGTGGTCAGGTTCTGGTTCATCCTATAAAAATAATCAGGCGGTGAGAGTAGTAGCACATTGTTGAGCGATGAAAACATCTGCTGGTTCTGGAAAATGTACTGTGTCTTCTGCAGTGTTAGGGCCACGCTTGCCGGGTCCATCGTGTAGGGATAGCAGTAGGGCTGTCCTGTGTCTATGTCGAGCGTGCTCTGTGTTGCGCCCGTGCTGTCCACATACGAACCAGTGAAGAAGCTCTGGAATATTGTCCCAGTATCGACATAGGTGGCACTGTTGCCAGCCGTGCCAAATGGGACAGGATCGGTCGCAGCATGGTCACCTAGAGCGAGCTGACTATAGGGAGTACACAGAACATCAACACTCTGAGAGCTGTTCTCATCAAGCTTAGGGTTAATAGTGTCGATGAAACCATTGAATTTGAGCTGTCCCGTAGCAGGCAGACCAGCCCCATAGACCCATATCTGGATACAATTTCCCATCACGATAGTACCCATGCTTCCAGGCTGGTTTTCACCGTCATACGCGTCAATTAGTCTGGGAAGTATGATATGTATTGCATCATCAGCAGCACTCATATTGTATTTTATGCCACTAACATAGGCAGCATCACTTATTAGCCCTAGAAATGTAGTCCTATCAGGAGAATATACTTTTATCACTTGAAACTTTTGATAACTGGCATCAACATTAGTATAACTTGGCATGCTCTCGCCTCCTTTCTATCAAGATAAGTATCTAGGAACCCAAGAAATGATACACTCAGCAGATACAGCAGAATTGCTAGATATGCCTATATTGAATGTCGTTGTCCCGGGTTCCACCACGGCAAAGAGGCCCACCGGGTCCGAAAACTTGCCTGATGAGTTGGTCTGAATATTCATGCCATTGGTTTGAGCAGGGTCACATTGGATGTCGCAGTAGTCAGCATTGAGCTTAGGAAGAGGTACGCTTGCCGTTGAGTTGGTAGAGAGCGTTTGGCTGTCCTGAGTCTGCGAGATCTGGATATTATTCCACTGGGTATCCTTGGTGACAGTAGCTCCAATGGCATAGGTAGCATTAGCTGTGAAGCTCGTTACCGTGATCGTCGTAGCACCTACTGAGAAAGCCGTGGCCACGTTTACAGACTGCGTGGTTACACCATTGCTCAGGACAAGATCGTCACCAATAGCACCGCTAAAGCTCGTAGCAGCTACAGGTAACGTAGTATAGCCTGTCCCTGAGTTGCGAGCCGTGGTGAGCGTAGTAGAGCCAGTCGATGTCTTATTTATCAGGTGTAAAAGCGGATATGAGTAGTAGGTGCCACCGCCTGTGATATTTATAGCGGCAAAGTTCCACAAGCTACTAGCAAGTGTGAGTACAACTGTACCTGTATCATAGCTAGAAGATGTAGCAGCATAAGCGTAGGGATCGTAAGCTATGAATTTGATAGCTACCGGACAGCTCACGACGTTTCCAGGCCCTAGAGGAGCGGTTGCGCTCACACAATCCACATTTTGATAGTAGCGGGCTGTCGCGTCTTCATGGATCATGAGCGACTGTGATCGAAGCGATAAAGCTTGCTGAAGAGAGTCCAGTCTGCTGATAAGATCAGATCGTGAGCTACCGACTACCTTAATGACCACATTAATCTCGCGAGAACCAACGGTTTCACCGCTCTTTTTGAGCCCGTCTCTACGAGCGATTGAAAACGTGATAGGGCTTACCGTGGGCATGTCTAACGGCTTGGATATAAAGAAGTAACCTAGTCCTAGAGAGTTGCCACTAAGAACAAAGGAGCCAAGTGTATAATTTGGCATTTATCCTGACCCCCTTGCGACCGATTCATAGCCGTATCCACCCAAGCTCTGCACAAGCTGGTTGATGAGCTGACCATTTACAGAGCCTGATGCAACATTGGCGTGCATTGAGATGTTGCCACCCTTGCCTTGCTTCTGTAGCGCGTCCAGGATAGCCGCTAGCAGGCCGACGACCTGATCATTGTTGCCACTCTGTGATGTGCTTGAGGATGACTGAGCTGACATCGTGACGTTAGGAGTTGGGAGTTTGAGACCAGCCATAAATTGAGCAGTCTTTGCCGGATTCCACACTGACATGTCTTTGGGCAGATTGACCAGCATCTCGTTGGCATGCACGTAGGCAAGGCCCCCACCAAAGTTCTCGATACCAGAGGCAAAGTGGCCTACCGACCCGCCGCCGGGATTGCTAGTTGCTACCGTCCCACCGCTCGCAGTCACATGTTTTAGGTTGGTAGTTCCACCCGATAGAAAGTTGATGATGTCCACTGCAGCATTGGTCATTCCTGCTTGAAATTGATTGATCCACCCGATGGCAGTAGACAGCCAGTCGATCAGAGTTGAGAGAGCGTCTATCCCCTGATTTATCCCTGTAAGAAATACATTAATTGCGCCTCCAACACCATCAACCGCGCCTTTCATACCATCAAGTTTGCCTTTTGTTTCGACACCAGCCGACAACCCTAGAGCAGCCAGGACTGGTAAAAGAGTGGGCGATATCTTATCCCAGAGGTTACCCAAGCTGGTTACCAAATGATCCGTGCTTGCCTTCAGATTATCCATGTGAGGCATCACATCAGTTGACATAACACTGCCTATTTCCTGGAAAATGGGCACAATGCTGGTCTGGATAAATGTCCACATAGCGCGCAGGGGAGGCATGAACTGAGTATCTATGTAGGTCTTGAGGTCATCGAATTTCGTTCGCACATTTCCCAGCTCATCTCCCCACGACGTAAATACAGGCACGAGTTGTGTAGTGATAAATGTCCACAACTGCTGCAGCTTAGGAATGACTTGCGTCTCAATAAACGTTTTAAGATCTGCCAGCTTATCAAGCACCCACGTCTTGATATTGTTCCCCCATGACTGTAAAGTGGGTATTATTTGCGTTAGAATGTAATTCCAGAAGGTGCTTAGCTTAGGCATGAGCTGAGTCTCGATATACGTCTTCAAATCGTTAAATTTATCTATCACGTATGATTTGATGTTATTGCCCCAATTCTGCAATGTTGGGATAATCTGAGTGTTGATATAAGACCAGAACACAGCCAATTTTGGCATTACCTGAGTATCGATAAAGACTTTCAGGTCTGTAAGCTTTTGAATAGCGTAAATCTGGATATAATGTCCCCAATCCATTAAAACAGGCAAGATATGATTTTGAATGAAGGTTTTAAGGTCATTTAGCTTGTCAAGGACGTATACTTGTATGTTATGTCCCCATTGCTGCAATATAGGGACAATCTGCTTTTGTATATAATTCCAGAAGATAATCAGATGTGGCAGTACATTCGCTTGTATATAGTTTTTGAGATCTGCAAACTTATCTATCGCCCACGTCTGTATATTGTGGCCCCAAGACTGTAGAGTAGGGACAATCTGAGATTGAATGTAGTCTCTGAAACCACTTAATTTGGGCATGATTTGCGCATCTATGTAGTTTCGTAGGTCCCCCAGCTTATCAAGTACCCAATTCTTGACGTTTCCTCCCCAGCTCTGCAAGACAGGGATGATTTTGTTCTGGATAAAGCCCCAAAAGTTAGAGAGGACAGGCATGATATTGGCATCGATAAAGCTCTTGAGGTCGTTGAGCTTGTCGAGCACCCAGGACTTGACGATATTTCCCCAGGTTATCAGGATAGAGAAAATATTCTTCTGGATATAATTGCCAAAAGCGGTGATAGCAGGTGTCACAACGTTCTGTATAAAGCTTGCGAAGGCTTCAAAGACTGGCATGATAGCGCCACTGATGAAATCCATGAGCTGAGAGAGGATAGGCATAATCGCCATGCCGATGTTCTCTTTGAAGTCGTTCATCTGGTTTTGGAGGATCTGCCATTTTCCTGCAAAGGTCTGCGTAGCATCAGCACTCCCACCAAACTCCCTTTGAAGCTCTTGCAGCATGATCTTTTGAGCCCCGGCAGTGTTGCCAGCCGCTACCATGGTCTTGATCATGTTCTTCTGCTGATCGGTGAACGTCACACCCACACGCGTCAAGGCTGTGAGCCCTTTGGCGGGGTCGTTGAGGGCCTTGCCCATTTGGATAGCAGTCGATTTGACATCTTGACCCATGGCCTTGCTCATGTCGAGCATGGTCTTGGTTGCGAGCGGGAATACATCCTTGCCTATGCCTGTGAAGGTCAAGAGAAGGTTCTCGCCTGCCTGAACAGCATCCCTGGAAAAGAAGGTTGACTGACCAAGGGAGGTTGCGAGATCTTGAATGGCTTTAGCTGACATACCTGCAGAGTTCTTGGTGGATGCGAGCACATCGTTGGTCTGTTTGAGGACCTGCTGATAGGTTTCTGCCGGGCCTATGACCGCATCAATGGAAGATTTGACGGTCTGGATAGCCATTTGGATGCCCATAAAGGCGAGACCAGCCTTAGACGCAAACTCGAGCAATCCACCACCGGACTCTTTAAATCCTGAGAGCATACTGCTAGATGCTTCTTGAGTTGCCTCCTCAGTCTGGACTATCTCAGTCTTGGCACTCTCCATATTCTCACGGACAGTGCTCGCAAAGCTTGCCACCTTCTCAGAGACAACGCCTATGACGGTCTTGACGCCCTCAAATCCCACCTGTATCCCACTTGCAGCGGACTCTGCTGTTTCCTTGAGGAAAGTAAAGATCTTGCCGAGTGATTCACACTTCACAGCGTCTTCTGCCATCGCAGTATTGAGCCGATCGGCTTCTAGCTGAACTTTTGCCATGGCCCCGCCAAGCGCGTTCTCTTTGTTCGTGACATTCTCAGCAGCGAGGCCTGCCTTGGCCTGCATGAGTGCCAACTGCTCAGCGCTGACTTTGCCACCTGTAGCAGCATCCTGAGCTTTCTTGAGTGCGAGTGCCGCAGAGGCTTGTGCTACCTCGAGTTTCTTTGCAGCCTCAGCCGCTTTTTGTTGGAAGCTGTCCAATTTTGAGAAGTTCTCGCCAGCCGCTACAACCTGGTTGATCTTATCTTTGGCCACGTTCAGACTGTTCTCAAAACTCTTGAGAACCGCGTCCGAGTTGCCTGCTTGTAGATCAAGTTTCCAGATCGTTTGGTCTGCCATGTTACCTCTAAATCAGTTGAATTACTTCTCCCGTGTACTCTTGTGGTTGTGGGAATTGATTGAGCATTGCGTTGATCTCGCCTTGTGGCTGCTTCTTGGGTTTGTCTGTCCCTCCCTCTGCTTCTGCCTTTTCCTGCAAAATGATGCTGAGCTCTCGAATAAATCCGAAGTATTCCCTGTAATCCATGGTCTTCAGATCGTGCCGTGTGAGCCCTGGATAGTGATAGAGCAAGCGGGCACGTATCTTCATCGGGTCATACGGCTCTAAGGCTGTGCTAGCCTCCTCAGTGCCATCTAGCTTGGCTTTCGCCTGAGCAGCTTGTGCTCTAAGCAGGTTTGCCGCCTCAGCGTCACCCTCATCTTCGAACTCATGCGCTTGCTGCAATGCGTTTTTGATTGCTTGTGCATCCCAATCGCAGTCAGGATCAGTAGGGACGCTATCAACGATAATAGGAGAGCTTACCCGTCTTGCGTTGTACTTCCTCCGGTCGAGGGACTGGCATTCGATGGGAGGCTCTCCTGATTGAAAAAACGCCCAAAAAGAGCCATGATGTAGTCACCATTCACGCCCTCCCTCAGTGCTCTTTTTGTCATGAACGGTTCACTAATCTGCCAACAACCAAGGACCATATCCGTCATTTGATCTAACTGCTCTTTGTTTGGCATGCCACCCGCAAAACCGTTACTGATCTCTATAGCTTCGTGATAAGAGTCAGTTGGGACAATGTTCTTGATCTTGGCAGTTCTTGAGCCAGAGAGCACACGGCCCACATGCTGATTGCCATTCTCATCACAGAATGGCTCACCCTCATCATCAAAGAGCGGCTCATCCTTGTAGAGCAGGACAGTCACATGGATGGTTTCGCGGTTGACTTCATCCATGTTCACGGCACTGGGTACCTGCTGCTTAGGTGAGGCTTTCAATTGCTTGAAATCAGCCTCAATTGTTCCATTGTTCATCTAGTAAGCTCCATACTGCGTATTGGTAAGTGTTGTCTGCAATTTGTATGCATTGTTCGGACCGGAGCCACTCGGTGGCACAACGACGCTCGTTCCCTCGTAGTCAATATCCCAATGTTTCCCATCTTCTTGTGGGTCTGGCCATGGAGAATTGGTGTAGCCCACCGTCAAAATGTTGTACTGAAGCGTGTTGAGCGTGTCTGGCTGGGTAAAGAGCGCATTGAAAGCGCCATAGCCTACTTGCACGGAGTCAGTTGTGCCTGTTGGGCTTCCATAGAAGGTGTTGTAGATCTTGGAAAATGCGGTGAGTATCAATGAGTATTTGAGCTTCACATCAAGCTTTGTAAAGTTGATACAGGTAGGGTTTAACCCTTCGCCTTGCGTGTCGCTATCAAGGTTATTGCTACGCTCCAAGATGAATTTGCGTAGAGCTTGCCCTGTGGACGCTCCGTCAGCAGTGTAGGCACCTTGCGTGAATAGGAATGGAGCATGCTGCTCGAGCGTGATTGTAGCAGGGCTGCCTTGGACAGTCGAGGCGATGCCGGTCACCTCAATCTCATCAATGAGAATTTTGCCATGCTCTCCTGTGGTCGTAAATTTGTCGATCTTGCACGACCTGATGCGGATAGCGGTTCCACCTGCACTATACAAGTTTCCGAATCCAGCCTCAGCAGTGATGTACGGGCCTTCGTTCTGATCAGTGATGACATGAGACGCTTTGCTTTTGACGGTACCAGCATTGGCATGAGCAAGCCTCAAGTGACCACCGTTATAGCTGCTGTCCACTGCCAACGTGTATGGCCCGGTCCCTGTAGCAGGTATGGTGAAAATCGCTATCTCTTCTGTAGCGGTTCCTGCTTCCAGGACAAGCGCAATCGTTCCTGATCCTGTAAGGCCGGTATTTGCTGCTACTGTGATGCTTGCCGCATTAACAGCCGTCAATGCACTCAGTGTGGTAGATACTGTAGGACCCGTGTAGGTATCACTGCTCGCACCCGCTGCCCACTTCTCAAAATAGCCCTTCTCATTCGGCCTGAGAGAGCCCGTGTATTTGATCTTGACCATCTGCCCGTTTTTTATGAGCAGAGTAGTGCGACGGCTTCCATCGCCTTCTTCTATCTCCTCAGTGTTGAGAGTGATTTCAATCTTGGTGCCATTCTTCCATCGCGGGAAGATAGAAGGTGCTACAGGCGTACCGGGTGTCGTCTCTTCTGAAAAGCCTAGATAAGCGTTGCTGCCTCTAAATGGAACTAATACAGTTGGCATTAGAGTTGCTCGCTTTCTTGCTGAGCAGGAATATCCTCAGCAGATTGATCAACAATGATGGCCTGTGATGTCTCTCTAGCCTTTTCCTTCTTTCCTGCATTCTTACGTCGTTTCAAGAAGTCCTCAAGAGGCTCGACAGGCTCAACATCAGGCCGTGGCATGTGCCATTCATACCCGATTTCCTGCAATTCCTGATCGTCTTTGCCTGCATGCTCAGGTTTGACGACTTTCCCCAAGCCGATGTACTGGGACGGCAAGTTCTGGTTAGGATCGTGCCATAGCGTCTTGCCATACACGTCCTCATCCTGAAACATGATCTCATCACCGGGCTCAAGTGAGAGTGCCCTCTGCTCCCCCATTGCATCCTTGCGAAGTCTGCCATCGATGTTGTAGTATTTCACGTGCTGTTGCAGACCCGTGCCATGGCCTTTGTAGCGAGCACCTGCAAGTCCCTCTGGTATTTCTGGCATCTATGCCTCCTTTCTATGTTAAGCGCCGTATGGCAGTACGTTATAGGTGATAGTCATAATACGCTTGATAAGTGACAATCCTGGAAGTGCATCATCAAGCATTCCATCATATGGAGAGAGTACAATCTTTTCAATGCTGATAGTGTGATTTGTACCTCCATACTCAGTAGCATCATTGCTTTCAATATTGGCTTTCAGTCGCTCTAAATCAGCAGCTATGTTTGCATAAATCGTGTCAAGGTCCTCAACTAGCCCACTCCATTTAGAATAGTAGTTCACATCCACATCTATCGATCCCTCGTACGCTCTTTCTGCCTCTAATGAGTATGTTTGCTGTCCTGACGATAGATTGACGGCTATCGTGGGCGTATCCTGCTTGAGAGTGAGATACATCTTGTACTTCTCTTGCACAAAGCATAGCTCACTTCCATTTCCTGACTGACTGGATAGGGCTATTTGAGTATTAGGAAGCATGATAGACTTCAAAAGTGTCATTATAGCGATATCTGTATTAGGGTTGTTTGCGTCTCTAAGCGCTGGCATCTAAGCACCTCCTAAGATGGCATCTATCTCTTGCTTTGCCTTCTGAAGCTCAGTTTTCACCGCATCAGGTGCTTTGTTGATAATGGGTTTCACAAAGTCCTTGCCTTTCATGCCCTTCACAGATCTATATGGATGCGAGGCGCCCGGCCAAAACAATGCTCGTTTGACTAAAGGTCTAATAGGTCCCTTGCCTGCATAGATCCCGGTTCCAAGCGTTACGTACTGCAGCTTTAATGGCTGGCTAGTCTTTAGCTCCATATGAGCCCCTATACCTTGCTGTGATGCCTGTGCAGAGAAAGAGCTTGCTAGAGGTCCACTAGCATCACCAGGCGGCGGCGGTCCTCCTGATCTGCCATGTGGCGCTGCGCTCGCGAGTTGGGCTTTCACGGTGTCACCAGCTCGTTGTGCAGCGTTCGTGGTGATGCGTGGCAACTCAGTTCTCGCCTTGCGGACACGCGCTATGAGCATGTCTAGGCCTGATGTGTTGCTTGTGAGAATCATCCATGTACCCCGCTTGCCTCAACCTGATCGAAAACGCTGTAAGACTCTGGTGTGAGCACTTTCTGTACCGTCATCCTTTGCCCTTGGATTGTGAGCACATCGCCCTCGCTAACGTTGGTATTGAGAGGTAAAAGTACATTCCAGTACATGAGATTGCCTGAATAGTCCTCTATCATCCCGATACGGCCTTGCAGCGGCTGCTTGGGAATGGTAGCGAGCGCCTTGACCTGCTCAACAGTCGTTCGATCGACTTGATTGTTGCTGACAGAAGCTCTCTCAATAATGCAGTCCTCTATGAGAACAAGATCACTAGCCAGATCTGCAAAGGTCTGCATGTCGTCTGGTGTGAAAATTGGCATGTCTTATCCTTTGGCAGGCACAGGCGTAAACACCACGTCGTACTCTTGACCCATCTCAGCTTCAGAGAACATCTTTGCAGCTTCAGGATTGAGTATGGTCATGGTTAGTTCACCTTGGGGAGTTGCCTCTCCAAACGGACCACCTTGTACTGGATAAAGTTTGACGCGGTTCCCGTTGAAGTACTCCCATCCAGTTCCGTCTTTTTTCTGCCTGCTGAAGCCAGTAACCCTTGCATCTTCAGCTAATCTAAACCGTGCCTGTACTTGATTTGCCATATTCCCTCTTCTAAAACTCACTCAAGACACTAGGCTCTTGATAGTCGAGCGTCATGGTCCCGATTTGGAAGCCTTGCGAGCTGCCTACAAAGATGCCGTATTGCGTCAATTCCTCTGCTGCTTGCTCCATAAGAGTTGCTACCATCTTGAAAGCTTGTGAACGAGCCGCATCCACTGCGCCACTACCTGCCTTCACATCGAACTTGATAGAGAGCAGTGTCGAGAACCGCTTCAGAGCGTAGTAGTTGAGCAGTGCAATGTATTTCAGCACGCTCGACTGTTGTACATCGGTCGTTGGCAGATCGCTCTCTTGCGTCCCAAGTTGGCGCAGGCTCATGTCGATAGCCGCGTTGTACGCATCGGTCGTCTGCTGGCTGGTAAACTTTGTGTCGGTTACCAGCTCCCTATACTGCTGAGTGAGCAAACTTGTGGCATCGACTCTGTTCATGCCTAGTCCTTTTTGAGCTTGTTGCCTTGCTCATCGATAGGTTCGCCATGAGCGTTCACAAGCTGACTAAATCGAA